CCCCACCAATAGCACTCGAAGTTGCAGTAGGTAAGGTGTAATTATTAGCCCCTGAAGCAACACTATCTAGTTTAGTTTTATCCGCAGCAGACATAAAACCGTTGACCGCAGTTGTTGCTACACCATGAGCAGCTCCTGTACTTCCAACGTGAGAAGACGGAGCAGCATCTGTAATACCGTAACCTGCCAGTGTAGTGGGATTACTGCCGTTTGTAACATGCCCGTTAGCATCTACTGTAACCACGGAGTAAGTGCCCACAGTTACCCCTGATGCAGGGTGGGTGTAGACAGTATTTGTGTCTGACCAAGGCACGTTGACTACTGCCTGTCCAGCAGCATTCACTTGCACCCCATACGTTTTACCCGCAGTAGCACTAACAGCGTTAGCAGCCACTGTCTGTACGGTATCTGAGAAAATCTCAATACCCCCCCTTACCGCAGAAGTAGCAGCAGGTAGAGAGTAGTTGTTAGCATTGGCTGCAATATTATCTAACTTGGTTTTATCTGCACTACTCATGAAACCGTTAGCACCAGTAGTAGCAGTACTGTGGATATGGGACTCGGGTGAGTAACTGCCCGCTGGTTGTGCCCCAATATCCGCAGGGGTTGGTTTGTTGGTGGCACTATACTTAGCATCTAAAGCTGACTGCAATCCCGTAGTATCTGCTATGGTATGGGCATGAGCCAGAGGAGTACGGGCATCACTTAGCCTTGCATCATTACCCTGACACGCAGTTCCAGCAGCAGTACCGTAGGCCACTGCCCAAGTGGTTGCAGCAGCTCCGTTATAGTTAGCCCCTGTTAAACCTGTTCCTCGGGTAAGAGTGAAAGGACTTGCAGCAGTAACAGTGATATTTGCACTACCATCGAAAGCCACTCCATTAATGGTTACGGTATTCTGCAATTTAGTAGCAGAAACAGCATTAGCCGTGGCATCTAGTTTTGCATCTAATGCAGCAGCCAAGCCGCCAATGTCAGAAGTAACCAATGCTCTCCATGCAGCACTTCCCGCAGTAGCTCCTGCAACCAAAGCTTTACCATTACTGGTTGTGCCTGTAGCTGGAACGTGCAAGTTTCCATCTGTCGTTGGGTGGGTATACACCGTATCAGTAAAGACCGCATTGGAAGGCACACTCTTATCAATGGTGTATGGACTATATTGAGAAGTCCCCGCAGCACTGCCTGCCACTATCACCTTGTTAATGGCAAAGGTGCCTGTAGGAGCAGCCAATGCCCCTACCTCACTTGCACTCAGGGTAACAGCTCCTGTCTTCCCTTGGACACTGGCTACTGCATCGGTGTTATCCACCTTGTAGAAGCTATCTGTGCTAGCAGAGAAACGTAAATCGTCTCCTACCAAGAAGCTAATACCTCCCGCTGTACCTGCCACTGTAACCTTCCAGAACGCAGATACAAGAGCAGTACCGCCTTCAGGTAAAGGTCTGGTAGGTTTAGCAGGGAAAACGCCTGTGGATGCATCCCAAGCACCTTTATCCACAATACCGCCAGTAAGGGCAGCAGCAATAGCTTGACTTTCATTTTTAGCCGCTTCAGCCAATGAAGCATTAGCAGCAGATTGCACAACATCATTGCCAGTCTTCACAGCATCCGCAGCAGTTTGCGTAGCTTTAGCAATAGCAGTATTCTCACTGGTTTTTGCTGCAACCTCACTTGCCTTACTTGCAGTTTCGCTTGCTTTGGCCGCAGTCTCACTTGCCTTACTAGCAATCTGTGAAGCCTTGGCAGCATTCTCACTTACCTTGGCGGCATTGGCACTGGATAAGCTGGCACTGGCTGAAGTTGAAGAATCAGCCGCAGCCTGAATACTTTCGCCTTTGGATACTTCGGCAGCATTGGCATAACCACGGGCTAATTCAGAGTAGTTATAAGAAGATGTGGAGTTAGCAATAGCATTTGTTTCAGCAGCTTTTGCAGCAGTCTTGCTCGCTTCAGAAGCTTCGGCATTAGCCAAAGAACTCAGCTCAGAAGAGTAAGCAGCAAGCTCACTCATTTTGGCCGCATCTTGAGAAGCTTTACTCGCTACCTTAGAAGCATTTGCAGCAATCTCACTAGCACTCGCAGCCTCTTTACTTGCCAAGGCAGAAGCAGCATTCGTAGTCGATGTTTGTGCATTGGTTGTAGTAGTGGTGACTGCTTGACGAATCTCAGTCATGTACGTAGGCACAGCCTTAATAGCATCAATATCGTTAGCCACAATATCGACGTTATCTGCACTGGCACTTACACGAACCACGGAGCTAAGGATAGAACTCACGGACTCTACTGCATCAATGGAAGCAGCTACCTTATCCACTGAAACCACGGAGGTAGCTACAATATCCAAAGCATTAGCAGACAAGGCCAGCCTATCTACATTGTTTGCTGAATCAGCTACTCGTTGCACTGCCTGAATATGCTCAGCAACTAACTTAATATCTTCGATGTTATGAGATACCACCACAACATCACTGACGTTGTTAGCAACCACTACCACGTCATCAGCAATACCTGAAACGGTAACCACGTTAGTAATCGAATTGGCAACTACAACAATATCGTTTAAATGGGCTACTACGTTTTTGAATCCGTTATCATCTAAAATAAGGGTGAGCTTTTTGAGCATCTCCATATTATCAGCCACAAGGACAACTTTATCGTATCCTGTGTTGATATACTTATTAATATCAATAGCTTTGCCTTTAGGTTTGACTGTTCTCATTATGCCCATCCATTTGTATCAACTAAAAGATTAGTGCTGTCCACGCTATTCTGAGATAAATTGCGAGTTTCCACTTCAGCACACTTAGCATCGAATAATTGCAATGCTCTTAGAGACTCCGCTTGTGCTTCCTGACTACTTCTTGTTTTATGCACCCTGTAGGTGATGTAATACAACAGTGCTTCATACAGGTATACAGGAACGCCAATGACTTTAGCATTCTCATCTATCCCATACTCAATACGATTGGGCGCAGCACGATATATCAAGGATATGGCAAAATCCCCACCAGCAAAAGGCACTTGGATACTCGTATAATCAGGAGTAAAGATAGAGTTATATTCGTTTAGATTGTTGATAGGAATCCTACAGCCCATTTCATCATAACAATCTTCAATCCGAAGTACGTCTTCTTGGAAAGGAGCAAAGGGGGAATCAACAATATACTTATATTCCTCAGTAGATTCAGCATTAGTCACAGCAAATTTTCTATCGAAAAAGTACTGAGATATGTGAGGGTATAACTGAATCGTGACTTCTTTTTCACGCAGAGGAAATTTAGTGTACAGAGCAATCAATGCAAAATTGAGGTGGCTAATAATTTTGCGTTTAGCCACATCATCTAATTGACCAGCACTGCATTCAGAATCGGAGCCAGTCAAATTTATTTGGCTTAGCTCCCCGTAGTTTAAATCTTCATAAAGTTGACGTAGGCTGTAGGCAGACATAGGGTAAGCTCCTTAATAACTTACCCATTAGTTTACACTAAGAGTTTACACTAAGTAAGACTCTAATCCTCCGCCTGTTTCCTCTTCATCATTCCCTAGCACCCAACCAATATCAGGGTTATAGCTTTGGGTTTGAGAAGGACTAGGCTTCCATGCATTCATTACTGTCAGCATGGTAATCAAGTCGCAGGCGTCATCATGTTCAGACTTAAAACCTTCGGTGGTGGCCGAAGACAATTCATCAACCATTTCCCTAACCAACGGGTCTTTTTTGTATTCCTCGGGCAGGTAGATAAGTCCCAACTTGAACCAAGGCACAGCAGTAGCGGAGAACCGATGAAACTTGTTTGAGGTATAACGGATACCCGCAGAACCACCATTGCTGTCTGAAGCCAAGTTAAAAAAGATGTTCCTCTCCACCATCTCACGTTGTATCCATGAGATGAAGCCTCCTTGTTGCCCTGTCACTTCTACCCCAACTGACTTGGGCGAGTACATTTGACAGAGCTGGAATAGGTCATTGATATTCTTATCCATGGTCTGCCTTTTGCATATCCCATCAATCAAGAACCACTGCCCAATATGGTTATAGGCAAATACCCCAATAGTACTAAAGTCGGCACTCTCTTTCTCAGATACTGCGAAGTCTGTCACGATATACACGTTGAAGTTAGAGAGATTGCGGATAAGTGCTGCTCGGGAGAACCAACGAATATCACCATCCTGTACAATACGGTTTTCCTCAGAAGAAATACGGAGCATAAGCTCTTGGTTAAATGCCCCTATCTCACCGTTGTCCAATAGCGTTTCATACTCGTTTTTCACGAAGTCATAATTGAAACGGTCTTCCCATGCACCCCTAAATTCCTCCCTTGAACAAGGGAATTTCTCACAGATAGGGTAAACAGAGGTGTGCCATGATGGACTACCTGCTGCTTTATACAGTGGGTCTTTCTTGTTGAAAGGTGTACCAGTCCAAATGATTTTCCGTTTCCTCGGATGCATCGCTTGACGGGCAGCTTTATAGATAATGTTACGTATGTCTTTGATAATGGTGGGAGATTCAGCGTTTTTATCCGACATCAAGTCGTCAAAACCACAGAAAGTAGGACGCTTACCATACTCTTTGAATCCCCGTACACCTGTATTGGCACCAAAGCCCCTGATACAGAAGCTCTTACCGTCAATATTTTTGAATTCCCAACGGGAATCAGTAAATCTTGTATAGGGTATGTACTTTCTGAGGAACTCAGAGTTGTTATAACGGAACTCCAAGTTATTCCTCATGTTCTTTACACCGTTTTCCATGGTATCGGAGATGTACATTGCTACATCCACTACACCAAAATCGAAAAACTCACCATAAACAGCAATATAAAGGTAAACATACTCATGTAATGCAGTGGTTTTAGCACTACCCCTGAAGCTCACAAAGAGGTTATCAGAGTTGGCAATGGCTTGGTCAATCATGTGCATATGAATTACAGGGGATTTGTTCTCTTCCCCCTTAGAACCATTGACTAACTTGATGAAGTTAATGAATTTGATGGCATTAACGCTAGGCACATAGAGGTTATTCAAGAAATGGTAATCTACCTCCTTGAGCAACTTCTCTAACGACTTGTTAACACTATCATCCTCCTCCACTGAGGGGGTGTTTATTTGAGGAATTACCTCCTCAGGAATCTCTTTAACAGCAAGAACGTTATGCATTCTTTATTCCTCGGTAATTTCTTCGTATTCAGCCTGAATAATTTTCTGTTCTGCTACTGCTTTAGCATTACCATTACCATCAAGAATACTTTGATGTTGTTGCTGTGCAAATTGAGAAGTTAATTCCCTTAATTCACGCATAGCATCAGACTCTTTAACTTCAACACTAAGTTGAACTTTAGCTGCTTCAGGTCTTTTAAGATGCGTTAATAAACTATTAGCTGCATCACTACGAACTTTAGGACTAATACTGGTATCCATCATTAAGGATACTTGAACATTAATAGCCTTCTGATAATTCTCCGCATTGATTAACCAAACAGGAACCAAAGACTGCTCATAAATTAAGTTTACTAACTTGGATTTATTATAAGCAGATACGTAAGTGGCAATATCTTTTTCAGTTACACCACTATTAACGAAGTTATTATACTTCTCAGGGAAGGTTTTTACATAAGCCCTGATATTACTATCACCCATGGACTTATAACTAACATACCTTACAGCATCAATGTACCCTTCTAACTTAAATTTACCCTCAGAAAGGACACTTAAATAACCAAAGATATTATCCCGCATCATCTCTGCTGTATGTGGGTCAGCTACAGCCTTATTAAGTTTCTCCATAAACTCAGGAGTAACCCTAGCCTGTAGCTCTCTAGGGATAGCTTTCCTTACTTCAATCTCTTCAATGACCATCTTTTTGGCTACTTTAGACATACTCTTACCTTTTCTTTTTGAAATTTCTGCTATAGGATGAGTATAGTAACTAAAACAAAGTAGAATACAACCTATCTTGCTTTACTACTCCGATGATAAGGTGGGTTTTAGCCCTTAGAGAATAGGGACTCTAAGGGTTCTTTTTTTAAGAATCCATATTAAATATTTACTTAAGCCTATATTTAGTATGTATTTTTCGGCAGGGTGAGCCCTTATGGTACATTGAACCAACGACAAAGTACATTCAATAAAATTGAATCTCTCAACTAGACAGTAAGGAAAATTTAATGACTAAGTTTAAGAAAAAGCCCGTCATCATTGAAGCTACTCAATGGTTTAAGAACGGAGACCATCCCCTTGACTACAGTAAGTCACACGATGGATTTGAGGGTGGAAAGCTGCGCGTATGCACTGTGGAAGAGCGTAAAGCCAACGGGTGGGAAGGGGATATTGTTAGATACTTTAGAACCCCTGAAGTATCAGGGGAATCCACCTGTAAGCATTGTGGCTTAACTATGCATGAGCATGGTTGGATTGATACTTTGGAAGGCGGCCATATAGTCTGTCCTGCTGACTGGATTATCACAGGGGTTAACGGTGAACACTACCCTTGCAAGCCTGATATATTTGAAAAGACTTATGAGCCTGTGCCTAGCGGGAAACACCAACAAAGTAAAAGTGACATACTCAAATATTTCACTTACGCCCATCTACCAGATGCCCTAAAAGAAGTTAGCAAACCGCTATCTGAAATAGCAAGTATGCTGGATGAGTCACTGCCTAACTGTGCTGAAAAATCGGCTGGGTTGCGCAAACTACTCGAAGCTAAAGACTGTTTTGTACGTGCTAGGATGGAGAATAAGTAAGTAGAATAGCACTGAATAATAGCAAGAAGCCCTCAAATCAATCCATAGATGAGAGTTCTCTATTATCCCTATGCCATCGTATAGGCTATGTAGAGAACTCTTCTTAAAATCGTTCCTATGCGTTTTAAGAAAATTCCCATAACCAAAGTAAGTAACCAAAGAAAGGATTTATTTATGACTGAACAAGTAACTAAGCAAGTAACTAAGCAAGTCGATACACAGGCTACACCAATACGTGCTCATTCATGCTCAGTGGACTACCTAACCAAAGAGTTAGTAGAGTACATCCTCAATGAGTATGAACCCATGATTAAGGCTCATAATACCGATGATGCTAAACGGGTATTACCTCAACACATCATGGATAAGATTGATACCATTGAAATGGTTACTCACGTTACTCTCACAGGTAAGGTACAACGAACAGTTGTAATCAATATGATTAATGGATTCGGTGTTACTGGTGAACCTTCTGTCTCTGTTAGTGTTGAGAATGGTAGAAAAGCTATTGGCACTAGAATAGCATTAGAAAATGCTGTTAATAAGATATGGCCATTGGAAGGGTATATGAAATGTCAGGAATTATATGAGGCAAATTTAAACAAGTAATAATTATTTACTGAATAGCTCTATAAATAATAGAGCTATTTTTTTTTTTAGTATGGAAATATTTAATATTTTTTTTTATTCGGGGTTTTCAAAATTATGGTCTAGGAGTATGAATGTAGTACTCCTACCTTAGTGTATCTAATTAACTAAGTACTCCCCCCCTATCTTAATGCGCTTCGCTTATTCTAGGTATACCCCTATGTATATCATTCATTAACTTTAAGTAAGGAGTAATCAATATGTCTTCTATCTCTCGTGTATGGAATGCAGCATGTAATTCAATAGTACGTGTATTCAGTACTATTGATAAAACATTAGCATCAGTAGAAAACGTAGCTACCATTGGTGAGAAATTCACTAAAGGTATGGTAGATGAACAAGACCTTCTGATTAAGAAACGTCTTGAAGACCTCAATAAAAAGGTCGATAAGAAGTATGAACAAGAGAAGTCTACTTGGAATATCTAAGTAACTCTAACCCTACCTAATGGTAGGGTTATTAACTCTTAACACAAACACAAACACATAACACATTATGATAGTCTGATATACTCTTAAGACTATTTAGTTATATAAGATATATCTTGTATAGTCTATCTATTATCTTTATAAGTATACATATCTATGTCAATAGGTATTAGATATATATTTATATATTGCTTATTACTAATGTATATTCTACTCACTGTATATATAGAGTAAGTAATTGAAGTAAGTGTATATTTACTGTATTTATCATATCTATCTAATATCATTATCTCTATTATCTTTACTCCTCTATTCCTCTTTGTCAATACTGTTCACCTATACATTACTGACAATCTATACATATAAAACATATTAAAAACACTGTATTTAATTCCCCTAATCCTAAGTAAAATTCCTTTAATTACTACTGTTTATATACATACTGTATATCCTTACAGTACTCTTTATATAATCTTAATGTAAAGAGCATGAATAAGAGCATTGTAAAAAGCATGTCTCTCAATCCTCTGATACTCCTCAATACTCTTCTTCTTTAGTGTCTTTATGACACTAATTAAAAGCTATCGCTTCGCTCATTATTGGTAATGACAATGGTGTCATTACCTCGTAACTATTCAAGTGAGGTGTATACCATGGCTACAAAAATTCTGCGTGCTTCAAAAGCTGCTGCTCCTGCTGCTTCTGCTACTCCTGTAGCAGGAGCTAACATTTGGGAGCAGCACGCTGCTGGTGGTGGTGCAAGTGCTCAATCTCAAACTCAGGTGTACCTGAACGTTGAGCTTGAGGTTGCTCCTAATGTCTTCGTGCGTATGCCATTGAATTGTCCTGTATCTGAGGACATTCGTGGTATGGGTGCAAATCAGCGTAAGCTGATGGAAATTCTGCTGGATAAGGCAGAAGCTGCGGTAACTGAGGATGATTTGGTAATCAAATGTCCTGTCCGCTTAACCCTGTTCGTCAAAGGTTCCAATGAACCTGATGCAACTGGTTGGTCTATCTAACCATTTAGCGAGTGTTCCTCATCATCCCTTGTGGGTGGTGAGGAATTCTTTTTTCGTGTCTCCTGCTCTCTTTTAAGAGCTGCTGAGCCAAAGAAAAATAGCTATCAGATAGCAACACATCTAACAATCACCGAATAGATAGCAACAGCTTAGCGAGTATATGTATACCTCGCGCTTCGCTTCTTTTTGGTGTTTGTCTATGCCTATCAGCTATCAACTCAAGGAGCATATATGGAACTATTTATCAGTGTATTGGAATGGTTTAACCAAGGTATCAATTCACTATTCGTACTGGCAGCATTGCTAGGTACTATCGGTGTAACAATCGTTATCTATTGTAAATAATAAGGACTTAGCTATGAGCTATAAAACAGACCGTTTAAAGAATCAATTAAAACTGTGGGCAATTGGAGCTATGCAAATACTCCTAGTGCTCACAGCTATCCTATCCCTAACGGTATTGCATGATGCAGTCAAAGACGCTATGGCAGTGCAAGCCAAAGAAGGGGAATGCATTGCTAAGTTCATTAGCTTAGGCATCCCAAGAGAAAACATTATCGTCAAAGAAGGTACTTGTTACCTGAAGCAGTAGTTCAGTTAAGTATTATTGCAGAATTACGCAACGTTAATGATGCTCAGCACAATAAAGGAATCTAATCATGCTTAAATATAGTCATGTAAGAGTGTGCGCTTCATGCGAATGGGTATTTAAGTCTAAAAATCCTAAATGCCCTAAATGTAATTTTGGTTCTTATGCAGCCGTTAGAGTATATGGCAAAAAAGCCTATGACTTTATCTACTCACAAGAACCATGGAAAGAACGTAAAATAGCTAACTACTCACTACAACTCGATAGAGAAATAGTGGCATCTACCCCTAAAAAACCTGCTAAGAAAGCTAAGGAATTACCATGGAATCCGCTTACCCTGTCCTAATTATTACTACATTCATTGTATTACTTAATTACATTCGTGTATTAAAGAATCGTACAAAACAACTTCAAAATAAATTAGTGCTAGCAGACCGTTATATAGCAAGTCAAACATTCCATATCATCGTATTGGAAGGAACCATTGAAAGGATGGTACAAACAGAAAAGGAAACTAATCATGAATCTAATAGCTAATTTTATAGGCTATGTAATTAGCCTAGGCATCATATTTGGTGCTGTCTACATTATGCTACCTATATTCGGTTTCATCTTTATTGCAGGTGCAATTACTTGCGGTATATTACTAGGTGGATGGTTAGCTATAACTATTCTCACCGTTATAGTTAACTTTATATTTGAAAGAAAAAAGGAGTAAACAATGGACTTACCGATGCGTGAACATTACTACTATGAAAAAGATAGAGTAAAAGCTAAACCCGCTAATAAATTCATAGGCCGTGGAACATTAACCAGTTCTACTAATTGGTATGCTACTCACTTACCAAAAGAAATAGTTAACTGCGGCCATTACGAAGCTTCAGACATTGTATTTATCAGTGCTGAAGGTAATCGTCCTAATCGCCAACTCATTGATGTAAATGAGATTACCTTAGCTGCCAATGCTAACGTAAGATTCATCACTGATAATACTCATCACCGCACAAGTAATTTCAATGTGGGAGAAAGAGAAGTGGCAAACCTATTAACATCCCTAGGATATACAGCTAAAGATTATCCTCAAGGGGCAATGTGGAGTAAAAAGAAATGAGCTTAGAACTATTAGCCAAAGACCATGAACTCAACTTACTCAGAAGTGCTTATGGTTCCCTAATCGAACAACCAATGAAATTCCTTGAAACCATTGATGTTGAAAAACTACCAGTTGATGACATCACTAAAATATTACTCGATAAATGGTTAAATGAAGACCATAGCGAATTAATATACAAGATGACCGCTAGGGTAATATTGAATACTTCAGTAACTGCCCAAGCATTAACAGGTATGATGTTTAATAAAGTCAGAAACAATTCTATCAAAGGCATTATCATTGACTTAATGTTAAATGCTTTATGCAAAAATACGTTTATCAAAGTAAAAAGAATAGGGATGTATTTACATTTCTATTCAACCAATAAACTCAGCCAAGAAATACTCGATAAGCAAAAAGAATTGAGCTATGTATTGCCATCAGTCGAATTACCTTTATTGGTAAAAGACAATAGGCATATAGGATATAGAACAATTAATGAAAGCATTATTTGTGGGGGTGAATTAAAGCATTATGATTTACCCCTTAACTTATCCCATATCAATAAACTCAATCGTAACCCTTACCGAGTAGAAACTCGTATTCAATTCCTAGTACAGCCTAAATTTGACCCTACACCAAAGGTCAAAGATGATGGTAACTATGAAGACGAAAAAGATATTAGTAAACGCTATGAATCTTGGAGTCGATTAATCAATGAATTGCCAAGTAAAGTGAATACTATTGCCCTTCAAGGTAATAGATTCTATATCCACCATAAATATGACAATGGTGGAAGAACCTATACAAAAGCATTCCATTTTAATTACCAAGGTATTAGCTACCTTAAAGCTATGGTGCAATCAGCTAATAAAGAATTAGTAGCACCAGATTTCTAATCAATATTAAGTCTTCCCAACTTAAAGAATGAAGGTATCCGTATGAAAGATTTATATACTCCTGCTCAATGGTCACTCATTGACTTAGCTAACAACTATGGACTAGATAAAAAGGAATTTGATGAACGTTTAGATTGGGGCAGAAGTTTACTTGCTGACATTAAATCCTGTAAAGGACTTATGGACTTATCAGCTAAGTTTAATGCCCTCATTAAGAATGCCGATGAGCCTGAATTATTCACTGCATCCTTACTTAACGTATGGGATATTTGCAATGGTAATCCAACAGGCCATTACATCGAACTGGATACAGCTAGCTCAGGCTGTCAGCTACTCTCAGTGGCTACTCGTTGTATCATAGGTATGACAAATACAGGGGCTATAGGTGACAAAGTACCTGACCTGTATAAGCGTATCTACGATTGGATGAAACAAAATCCTGCAATCCAATCCGCCTTATCCCGAACCCAAGTCAAGAAAGCTACAGTGCCTTATATCTATGGCTCAGCTAAAGTCCCTGCAATGGTATTCGGGGATGATATGAAGGCATTCACTGAAGCGTATTACAACACCGTTAAGCGTGCTGAAATCATCAAAAACATCCTAATTGGTGCGTGGAACCCAGCAGCCACAGAATACCATTATGTGATGCCTGATGGGCATAACGTGCTGATTAGAGTGATTTGCAGTCGTGCAGAAACCTTCTACTTCAATGGTCAACGATTCACCTACCAGTACAAGGAAATCGGAACCAAAGAAGTAGGGGAACACGGCACTAAATGCTTAGCTGCAAGGGTAACACATTCATTGGATGCCTATGTACTACGTGAGACTAATGCGCGTTGTGACTACAATCCTGAAGCGTTACAGAACGCTTTGGACAGTATCAATGCCTATCTCAAAGGTGAGTCCCAAACCAGCACTAACTTGGAACTACGACACCTTGCTGAACTCTCTGAAAAGTTTGGCATGGTATCAATTAAGGGTGCTGAATGTGTTACCCGTGGTGGTATGCATGGGATTGACAAGGACTATCTAATATCCTTGGCCTTGATTATCAAGCAATCCCTTAAGCGTGCTCCATGCCAACTGAAGCTTATCCATGATGGCTTCGGTGCCAAGGCAAACCACGTAAATACCTTGAAGACTCATTACAACAATGTGCTCGGCAGTATCTACAAAGGCGTATGGCTGTTCAAAATAATCGAATCCTTAACAGGTATAGATTACACCAGCCAGTTAGACCCTGTTGACCCTAAAATATATTCACAAATCATTAACAACAAGTATGCTATCAACTAATACTTAGTAAAAACTCAGTTTTACACTAGAATAGAAATCCTCCCTCTAAATGAGGGAGGATTTTTTACTTTATAACGCTTTTCTTTTGGTGTTTTTGAAGTATTTTTCGAGATTACTTTGAGGAATCTTACCATATACTGAAATTCCAAATTAACAAAAAGTGTACGATAGTTCGTCTATAGGTTATCGTCCCTTTTTTCGTGGTTTTTCGCCACCTACCATATAGAGAGTATTACCATGCTAAACAAACGCAAAGTGAACGAATTACGTGCTTTAATCAATGCCCATGTGGCTGCAAAAATTGATGAAGCTTCTGCTGGATTTTACCAACCAACGGAAGCAGAGAAGATTATGGAACATGCTAAGACTACCTCTGAAGCATTGAATACTTTCATCCAATCTATCTCCCTAGATGAAGAAGCAGATTACCCTATATCCAACATGCTTGAACTCAAACGTGCTCTAATGCTTGAGTCTGTTTGGTTATGTGAAATCCTCGTTGAAGATATGCCATGGGCATTTAGTGATAGCCAGTCCATTGAACGTAAAGTCATTAGCGTCCAAACCAATGGGGTATGGATGAGCTTGCCCCAAGGCAAACAATCCTTCATGCAGTTCTGTACAAGCAAGCATTGGGTATTTGATAGCACCAACTCAGTAATTATGCTCAGCAGGGACGGTACTCCATTCATCCGCATGACACTGCTCTCTTACCCTAAATTCGGTAAAGTAAAATGAGTCAATTCGAAGGTATTGCCGATATGGTAGTAGGTGCCAAGATAGGAAGCGGGTTTTCCCGTGATGTATATCATTGGGCACCCAACTCTAATCATGTGCTCAAGGTAGCTAAAAGCTTTCGAGGCATCGAAGCTAACATCATTGAATTCTCAACGTGGGAGAGATTAGAAATCAATTCTGAATTCGCCCGTATAGCTAAGCAATGGTTCGCTCCATGCATAGAAATCAGTGGCTGTGGTAGATACCTTATCATGGCTAAAACAAGCCCTGTAAGACCCTCTGAAGCGCCTACAGTGGTTCCTAGTTTTGTCACTGACCTCAAGCTAGAAAACATTGGCTGGCTTGACGGTCGTATAGTCTTCCATGACTACGGCATGAACCTATTCGTAGAAGATGCCATTGCCTGCAAAAAAGCCAAAATAGTTACTAAAGACTACTGGCTCTAATAAGGAACTATCATGAGTAATAGCCAAGCTTACGTAGAAGTGGGGGATGAACTTTTATATGCATCCTCCAACCCTGCAATAAATGACCTTACACCTAATAAGGTCTATACCGTACTCGAAGTACAATTAGGTCTTATTGCATCAATGGAACCAATGATAAATATCATAGATGATAAGGGAAAATCCCGACTACTCTATGCTTACATTGGTTATCGGTTTATCAAAATGCCTAAGCAGAGGAACACCGAATGAATTCGTTATACCTTGTCAGATGCCAGCATCTTCACCATTACTCGTAAAGAAATAAACGAGTATGGAAAAGAATTCACCATTAAATGGGCAGAAATTAAATGATTAAACTCACTCCACTAGAAGACGTTGTATTTAAACCTTTTCATGGGTTTGCTAATAAAAGAGACGCAGAAAACGTTACCTTTACGAAAGGGGTTACTTACTCCTTTCTAACAGCAGCCCCATTACCCAATAACACTACAATTTGCCAAGATGAAAGAGGGCACTATTGGGTATTCACCAATAACACTATTCAAATTCTTGATGAAGAGAAACTCACTATGGAAATTGTCCTCAATCCCCATAACCATCCAGCCTATGTTACCAAGGCTACCAAAGAAGCTATAGGCTGTATCCCTGAAATCATTGAGCGTGCTTACAATGCGTTAAAAACCGCTAAGCCTGCCAATGGTATTGAGTACTCAGTACTCGAAATTGTGAAGGCCATAGAGAGCATTTACGGTGCCCCATTAGAAAGAAAACCATTATATGAAGTACTCAACCAATCCCCTTTGGCTCACTTCAAAATTGGTAATCTATCAGTCTGGCAATATGAAAACAATCGTGTACTGCTGCTAGCCAATAAGCCTTACATGACTGTTATGCTTTAGCCTAAGCCAAGGGGTGAATCATGAAAGAACTCTTCTTAGGATGCATCCTGATAGTGCTCCTGATGTGCATCAATATCAAGCATGACCTCTATTCCCTCAACGAAAAAGTCGATGACCTCAAAGGGGATATTGTCTACTGCGAGTGGGATAGAGGTAACCACACTCTACGAGTGATTAAAGGCACCAAAACTGCTGAACGTGCAAGGAGGCAGATAGGCAAACCAAGTGATAAAGGAGGCTGCTAAAATGGCTAATTTCGATTCAGATAAAATACCCTCTAAGCAAGAATATGCAAAAACAGCTACACAACGCATAAAGGAGGATAGGGAACTAGGGATACTCCCTGACTGGGCGGCACCTAATAAAACCCTTTTTAGTGACTCTATATTGAAACATCTACAAGAGCAGATAGGAGAAGATTATGCTGCTTTAGAACGTAGACTTTTGGGAAATTTTGATACTAATCCATTAGTGTCTTCTTTGCCTACCGTAAGAGCACCGCTGCAATATCATCAACTAAGCAGAGAAGAAGCTTACATAATCCGTAAAGCCCGTGAGCAAGGGTATAATCAATTAATAAAAGCTAATGAATCATTGGCCTGTAACTACGCCCGTTCAGCAGTAGCCCAATTCACATTTAATACACAACCCAAAACATACGACCAATGGATGGCTTTCATTGATAAAGCAGCAAATGAATTAGTATCATTCCTACAAAGTAAGGAATTCACAAAAATGAAATCACCTGCACCCCAAGAGTTTCATCAGTTTATCCATAACCTAAATGGAAACACGATTTATGAGTGTATTGAAAATATGCCCATGCTACAGGAAATAATCCCTGTGCTAGGTGTGAACAGAGCAGAGCTACAATTATTTTATATTTTACTAGCTTCGTGTAGTGTAGGCAGTGGGTTAACTCTTTGTGCAGACAAACCATTAAGGGATGCTTTCCCTTGGTCTAAAAGCCCACAAGGTTACGATTACTGGAATGGTGTCTACACCTTAGCACTCACAGGCAGAAATGTGGATAGTGAATCTATTAAAATTACTGCCCCAGAAAGAACAGCTATCTCTGCTATCAAAGAACAGGATGCTCCCTTTCACCCACTATGCATAAATAACCAACAAACATATGGCCTTAAATCCTATCTATTTAATTACGATAAAGATATGGATAACTGCATGTTTGTCACTAAACGAGTTAAAATGGCACTCCATTTTGCATTAGAAAATAACCCTACTGAAGAATGGACAACACTGGAACTCAAAGATGAAAAGTTAGTAACTGAAGTATTGCCTAGCTTGGCCTTTATTCCAAAAGACCAGTTAGATTGGGAAGAGATTTATACCCGTTACTGGTTCGAATTTATACCTAATACAAAACAAGAAGCCAAAAAACCTCAATGGGATATGTATAACCCTACCCCTTCATCCCCATATATTTCTACCGCTATAGCAATTGGGAAAGATTCTCAAGGAGAAGGGTTTCAGACCATTAATAAGGATATAACCTAATGAGTAGAGAACTAACTCCTCTGGAAAAGTTCCTACAAAACAACTGGTATCTAACATACACCCTAACGGACTTAACCGAAATGGGTGTATTTGGAACCAAGAACCAAGTACGGTACATACTTCGTACAAGTGAGGTTGTGCGTAGGCACAAACGAGGTCACTATCAATTCTCAGCCCTTGGTTATGGTAACTGCACTACGTTGAAAGACCATATCAAAAAGCTGCTGGTATCAGGACAACAGGTATCAACCAACGCTTTAGTTAAAGAGTTTGGGATAGCTAGAAGCACCGTACATAGCATTATCTGTAATCTACGGGCTGAGAGATTGAGCATCATTTCAGATACTTGTTACAGCATTAAAAATGCCCCGAGAAAAAAAGTGTAATCACTTTCTTTTTTTGGTGTCTTTGACATGAGACTAAACAAAATGAAGAAAGTGATTCTACTGAACAAACATCGTGATGCTATTCCCCGAGATGCTGTGTACATCGGCAGGGGAACTATTTTAGGAAACCCTTTCAGCCATATTGAAAGTTCCTTTAAGGGCATCACTAAAGTAGCCTCTAGGAAAGAGGCTTGTGAGGAATATCATAAGCTGTTTCATTCCATCATAGAAGGCAAAAACGATATTCGAAAAGTAACCGTAATGAATCTACTAGATAGCTTGGCCGAGAGGCTGGAAGCTGAAGGAGAACTTCACTTGTGTTGTTACTGTGCCCCTAACCAATGCCATGGTGAAACCATTGCAGCCTATTTAGAAGATAGAGTAAACGGGAAACCGTTATTCAAGGAGCTATAATGAATCTCCAAGTAAAAATCATCCTCGATTTGGTTTTTCTTAAATATGACATAAAGCATGTCAGAATTATTCAATTACCAAAAGGTAATTGGACTCTTCGTAAAAACACTATTTTTGACCCTGCTAAATGGATTACCCAAGTAGAAGGGTTAACTACTAATGCTGGACTGGCTTTAGTTAATTCCATGTTGACAAACCCTGCATTCAGTCATGTCATTACTGATAATCTGGATGGGATGCTTATTAAAACGTATGGCAACCAAACAAAGGTTGCCAAGATTACAGGCATGACTCGAAATACGCTTACTCGTTTCATGCAATTAAATACACCTACTCCACCTGTGATACGTATCAAAGATTCGATATATGTCTATAAAGGTATTGCTACCGATTTAAATTAAAAATACACTTATTTAAGGGTACTTTGTTGGGAAGCATCTGCCCTAAGCCTCTAACGTCTATTCCAATTGCCGTTAGGGGCTTTTTCATTATTATGCTATACCATTGTTGGTTATTAATCCTCGCAAAAGGAAAACGTTATGAAAGTGAAATTGAAATTTTTACCTAACTGCCTAGTCGATGCCGAAACGCACGAACCTTTACCTCTCACCCGAGGTACTGAAGGTTCAGCAGGTATTGACATCCGTGCTGTCATTCCTGAAGGGTATGTTACTCTCGAACCTAACACCCCTCCTCTGCTCATCGAAACAGGCATTGCCATCCATATCCAAGACCCTGAAGTCTGTGCCGTGTTAATCCCACGTAGCGGCTTAGGACATAAGCAAGGCTTAGTGCTAGGTAACAGCGTTGGCTTGATTGACTCTGACTACCAAGGCGAAATAAAAGTCAGCCTGATGAACCGTGGCAGTGTTCAGCAAGTAGTGCATAATGGCGACCGTATTGCCCAACTCTTGTTCTTGCCCGTTATCCCTGTCGAATTCGAAACTGTTGAAGATTTCAACGAAGAAACCGAACGTAACGAACAGGGCTTCAATTCTACAGGTACTGTTTAACAACCACTTATAAGCCTCTAGGTAACACCACTAGGGGCTTGCTTTTAAGGGACGCTATGCCTGATATAATCGATGCAGCCAGCAGGCAAGAAATGTTTTCTTTGGATACTGCCATTACTAATGCACGTAATAGCACTGCTACCAAATTACTCAAAATTGGGGTATGCCATTACTGCTTAGAAAAGGTGGACAAAGACAAACTATTTTGTGATATTGAATGCTCAAATGATTATGAGTTATTGAAGAAAAGAAAACTCTAATTTATTAGGTAACACAAAAAGCCTCTACTTAGGGGCTTTTTTTATTATCGTGTAACAGAGATTCAAGCTATGACCAAGAAAAGAAACAAAAAATATAACCCTAAGAAGAACTTGAACATTGAGCACAATCTCGAAGTAACCAAGTTTAAGCAGGGGTTCAGAAAGATAGGCATTGCCTGTAACTTGCTTGATGAAACTAAATCAGGGCTGTTTATGGAACAGGGTGTACCTCCTATGTACAAGAAGGACATCATGCATATGATGTTCAATTGCAAACATTCTTGGACTATCTATGCAGGCGTATGCATCAAAGAACCAAACGGCAAGAATAAGCTCAAAAGTATTGATATAGGTGTGTCTGCCCCTGTGGTGTTCAAAGACATAACCAAGAGCATCCAAGAAGCTCACAGAGACTATCTCTACTCCTTCACACACATAGCCAACCGAATAGTGGGCTATGGATTCGTTGCCTTCATTTCAGATGAACCTATCGAAGATGAAGCTCTTATGAGAGCGTTCGAACAGATAGGGGGATTTGATGGTGAATTCGTTGGTTATATCAACGAAAAAGGCACTATTGATTTTAAACACGTAGCCAGTGATATGGCTTAACCTACCTAAGAGGCAACCCATGAAAAAACCCGTTTCTATTCAACTGATGATGTCAAAGAAGCCTGAGACATACATTGAAAAACTGACCGCAGTGGAAGCTGTTCTAGCAGGTATCAGTGAGTCATTCCTCGATGACTTCAATGCTGTTACTTTCGCTGTTAATTCCCTCAAAATTCAAAACATCCCATTGTTATTAAGTGGTATTCCCGATTTCGAAAATATCGAAATCCCCAGCAACCATGAAACAATTAGTGATTTCTTAGCTGAAGCGTTGACGTTAGGTGCTATGGACTTAGGTGGAACACCTAAAGACCCCGTGCGTTACCATGCCACAACTCCATTTACCGATGAACAAGTAGCCGCCTATAACGCTGCTAAACAAGCAGTAAAAGCGTTCTGGCTATCCCAAATCCCACGTTTATTCGATGCCACTCATTTGGATTATCTGACCACCTTCCGTATTGAAATGCTTGCACACGCTGCTGAACAAGCACGCCTAAAAGCTTCTCAAGCATTGGATGGTATTGATACCAACAATGTGGTGCCGTTAACTAACTTAATCTTGCGGGGTTCCAATGAAATACATTAATGACTTAATCAACTATGGTGCCAAGCCTGAAAAACAACATGTTATCATGTTTACCGCTAATCGTATTATCCATCCTTCTGGTGTGCTTATCATGGGTGGGGGCAATGCTTTAGCATGTGCTATGGCCTTGCCAGATACTCCTAAACTATTTGGCCGAAAACTGAAAGCCAAAGTGCAGGATTTAACTGTGCATAATCTATTCCATCCTCATCCAATGGAAGTGGAAGCAGGTATTGGTGCCATGTTCACTAAAAACCACTACAAAGACCCGAGCGATTTGCCTACGGTCATCAAAGCTATTGAAGACCTTGCTTCGATAGCCACGAAAGACCCTCATCTTACTTTCCACTTACCCTACCCTGCTATAGGACTAGGCGGACTAACCCGTGAGGAATTGGATGAGCACGTAGAAAAGCTCCCTGATAACGTGCTGGTCTACGTAGTCTAACTCCCTCTCTAAACATCTTGCCCCTTAATTGGGGCATTTGTTTTTCTCTCTTTGGTTTCTAATCAAAGGCGTAACCGTATGAAAGACAGTGAAATTAAAGATTTGAAGGTGTTCGAACACTTCTTAGCAGTACTCGGCAGACTTCAAAACGAAGTGCCTAAAGAACAGCATGTAAGCATTTTGCTAAACATGTTTGAAACAACCATGGGGTGGGTAGACCTCAACCTGACAGAACAAGATAAACGTGCTCTGATTACTGCCATGTATGCAGAAGTCATTACCTATGCCAACAGTTTGCCCGATGTGCTTATTGAAAGCCCTACAGGTGAGCGTTATCCGCATCTTATCTATAAAGATATGTGCGTGCATGGAACTGCACTGAACAAACCCTGTGTGTTCTGTGACTCCAAAGTACCCTTTTAACTTGGTGCAATTACCACTTTACTGAAAGGGGGAATCATGTGTAGACGAACTGACATACTAGACCGCATCCTCAGTAAGGTATCTGAAATAGATACAGGTTTTTCTATTGATGGGAAAAACAGTCCTTGCTTTATATGGCAAGGGGGAACCTCTGGCAAAGGCAGAGGAGGCGGCTATGGCAGAATATCGATAGATGGCGTTACCTCAGCCGTGCATAAGGTAGTAGCTACCCACTATTACGGGTATATCCCTAGTAGTAGGCAAGTTGACCACCTATGTGGGATAAGGAACTGCTGCAATCCTGCTCACCTCGAAGTTGTAACCCATAAAGAAAACCAAAAGCGAAGAGATATTCGCTTAACCAATTCAGAGAAATAATCATGAAAGTAACCAGTACCACCAAAGAAAACTCAGCGGCTGTAGTAGGCTATCAAGAAGTATCAGAAATGACTCTGGCTAACTCGCCTGAATTCATTGCCATATTCCAAAAGAGCTTATATCAATACCACTCTTTGGCTATGGTAAGGGAAACTATCACAAACGGTTGGGATGCCCATATTGAAAAGGGTATTGATACCCCTATCCAAATTGACATCACCGATACCATGTTCACCATCAAAGACTTTGGTTTAGGTATTCCTCACTCACTAATGGGCAAAATTTATGGCACCATTGGGGAAGGAACCAAATCAGGGGATTCTCGAAGTACAGGCGGCCTAGGGCTAGGATGCAAATCACCCCATGGCTATACCGATGCATTCGAAGTTATCTCTTGCTGTAATGGCACCAAGACAATCTATCAGATAGTCAAAGCCTCTAAGCTTACCCAAGGCAGGCCAGCCATTGTAAAAATCATGGAAGCCCCAACCACTGAAACAGGGCTTACTGTCAATATCCCGCTTAAACCTCATGATGCTAGCACCATCGTTAAGTATGCTCGTAACGTAGTATACAGCGGGGATATTCCAGCAGTGATAACCTTTAAGGGCGCTCCTGATAATGAAATCCGTGGTATTAATCTGAGCAGAGAAGCCAATGCTTTCACTGTTCTAATGCCAAGTGATGCTATCCAACTGCCTACAGTAGGCAATAGCCTTAACGTGCGTTACGCTAACATCGTATACCGTTTCCCCGACCTAGAAGGCGTGGAAAATATGGATTACATCACTGCTTATAAAGAAGTTGTCAGCCTGCTCTCCGTAGTCAAAGACGACTGTTATGATTATGGATGCCTTATTATTCAAGCTGCCCCTGATTCACTGGTAGTACACCCTAGCCGTGAATCACTGTCCGTAACTTCTGAAAACATCAAAGAACTCACTAAATTACTTAACACCTTTATCGAAGGGGTGAAAAAAGCAGAAGAGCCTTTATGGACACTGCTGCCAAAGCACATAGAAAAAGTGATTGATGAAACTGATGCAATTATTGGCAGAAGGAAAAAAGAAGGACGCCATGACCGCTATAGTATAGATATTTCTCCATTGCCTAAAGACATGCCATTAACCGTAATGGCGCAGAAACTTTTTAATATAGCTGATTCTAAATTAAAAGAAACTACTTTAGATGTTGTTCACCGTATCTTGGCGTATAAAAGGGTGGATAGCTATGAAAAATTAGCCTTCTGTAAATTGTTCCAATTACAAAATTTAAAGAGCTTTATTAACCCCACTACGATATTTAATCAAAAATTACCTAAAGGGGCTTATTGTGATTTAAACCTTTTAGATGCAGTAATGAAACAGTTGGGAATTGAATTAAGCGAAGTTCCTAAAAATGATATAATCAATGTGGACTTTTCAGATGTGCTTGAATTGTCTTATGGCAAAGCAAGAGACATCCAATTCAAACATTACCCTGATAGTTCTGCGTATTTATTGAATCTAACTGCTGCTAATTACCTTGAACACAATATAGATAGTTCAATGCATGTTATTCCCTTGACCTTGAAAAATGTTCAAAGATTGGGGGAATATAAAGTACCATTGCAAAAAGTGACACCCTTAATGAATAAAGTGGTAATCATAACTGATGTACTGAATACTACTTTCCGCAGAATTCGTGACAGAATCATGTTTGGAAAATTCAAACATAAGGTGGACACTGTTACCCCTTTGGTTATCAAAGGGGATAAAAAAGAAGCGGTTCGTAAAGCTTTAATTGCAGAATTAGAAGCTGAAGGATACGAAGTAGTTGATTTGTTCATTAAGAGCAAAGCAGAACAGCAAGCTCATGACGAGATTGTGAATAAGCGTAAAGCTACTTTAGCTCTGAATAAAGCCAACAAAGTAAAAACTGTTGCGGTTGCCCCACTGCATCTTTCAAAGACAGCCAACGATTCAGTGGTGATGGTTGAAATGCCTGCATCTACAGCAGCCCCTATGGAAACCCCTTCTCTATTGCTTCTGTTAAATAAGAGTGGATTGTTAAGCCCTGAGATGAAAATCTTAGGTGATACAAAATCCCCTTCTATTGATTTATACAAAACTATTTCTGCTTTACAGAAATTAACGAAAAGTAGTGTATATATCACAAAGCGGGCAGTGGAATATCGTAAATGGCTAAAAGCCAACACTTTGCCAAAAGGGCAAAACAACCATGTTGTATCGTGGATAGTTGATGCGATTGAAGAGCTTTATAAGCGTGTTAAGTTACCTAACAACTTAGCTGATGCTCTTTATTTAAGTCACTATTGTAGCTCTCTTTCTTCGGTATTCTTTGTAAGTAATACAGAAGTGGATACCAAGTATGGCAAAATTAAAGTGAGATACGATAAATTTGATTTATTTAGAAGTTGCACCAGTAGGGATGATTTATTCATTACTCTGTTGCTAACTGAAAAAGCACATTCGTTAGTTAAACTTAAGAATTTTGCAATCCTCGATGAAAATTCGGAAGAATGTAAATTCTTGCTATTGTTAAAAGATATTATCCCTTCATTAAAACCTCTGGTAAATGAGTACCCTGAAGAAATGAAGCGGGTACAGAATATCATTAATGATATAACCAAAAAGATGACGTATTCTAAAAGGGTATTAGAATTAGCAGCATTGCTTGAAAATTCAGTGCTGCCTAATTATATCAACTACTCTATGATGAAAACGTTTGCCCAAAATAATGAACCTGATGACGAAACCTTGGTTCCTGTCATTAAACTACTGCTAGATAACTTGAGGAAACAACATGGACAACCAAAAGAATCAGCCACGGCTGATTAAAGTCGTTGCAGCTCTGGTCACTGCCCAAAATGTAACTATCTATGATAGTGAAGGTAATGCCTACATTTATGTTCAAGGCGACCCTATGATTCCCGTGCTCGCGGAAGAAGTCTTTCCAGAGCTGCGGGTAAAGGGTGAGGTGTACTTCAACCTCAACCGTAATGCCCAAGTGGAAAGCAAGGGTGTCTCTATAGAGGAATACGAGAAGAAATCAGGCGTAGCTCGATTCTTTTCAGTTACCAAAAAAGCCTTGGCTTCTCTATTTGGTAAGAAATCCTCTGATGATGCCCCTGTAGAACTCAAAGAGGAATTCATAGGGGATATTAGGCAAGCCCCTATTAACGCTGCTGCAAAAGCCTCTGAGGGCACTCAAACTGTCCCTAATGTGAATGCCTTGGCATCTGCTGAAGAAGTCTCAGAACTCCTCTCAGAAGCTTCTGAAGTGGTTCACTTAGACACACCTAAATCTATCCATATGGATGATGATGCGTGGGACGAAAAAACCAAAGTGCGGGAAGAAGCTAACACCACTGTCATTGCTGTTGTGGAAACCGAAAAAGGGGTAGCTATCATTCCAAATGCTGATGCCTTAGCCTCTCAAATAGCTCATGGTGTTAAAACACATAATACCAAGGGGGTAGATAGGCTCATGCAGCGTTTAGCGGCTATGACGACTAAACCGAACCATTCAGTGCAAGATGTGCTGGCCTTTGTTGAAAAAGCAGATTTACCCTTAACCAATGATGGTGACATCATTATTTACAAACGGGTAAACAAGTGCCCTAGTAACACCAAGATAGATGGTATCACTCTACCTGAACAAGTGTTTAAAGATTGCCATTCAGGCAATGTGAAACAGTGGGCAGGCTGTGAAGTCGTGGTGGATAAAAAGCTGGTGGACTTGGACAGGAAAAAAGACTGTTCCAATGGCCTCCATGTATGCACCCGCACTTACCTATCTACCTTCCATGGCAGTAATGTTCTATTGGGCTTACTTAGCCCTGAAGACATTCTAGCGGTGCCTGAACGTAACGTAAGTAAAGTGCGTACTTACCGCTATCGTTTGTTGGATGTGCTCGATGATGAATCAGCAAAATATGTGCTATCACGAACACCGTCTACAACAATGCCTGACTCTTTAGCATTGATGCTAAACAAGGCAATTAAAGGGCTTTACCCTAAAGCAGCGTACAAGGTAACTATTGGCGGGCATAACGGTAGCAATACCACTTATGCCCCAATAGACCTTAAACTTAAAAATGCTGCGGTAACAACCCCCACTGAGCAACCAGTGGATAAGCCAACTTCATTACCTCCCGAAGTTAAGCAGAATGTCGAACTGGAAGCTGCTTCTCGTGGCATTAACGAAGTGGAAAAAGCTCCGAGCCTGAAGGTGGAAACTGTTGAAGATGCAGCCAAAAAGGATGCCAAGGCAAGTAAACCAAGTAGCCGAGATGAGGTGAAAGCGTTGCTTGCAGGACATACGCCCTCTAACCTTCCCCTAGCCTCCAGCGTTCGTATTATGGAAATTAAAAAACGCACTAAGAAGTCCTTTGAATTCTTAGGAGTTTCTGGCGATTTCGTTAAAGTAATCACCGCTGCAACTAAGAAATAATGGGATGCCCCTCAGTAATGGGGGGCTTACTTTTTATGACTAAAAATCATTTGTACACCGTACTGATAAGCCTTTTTTCTTCGGTTCCTGTCGATTGGGAAACTTACTTCACATGGGGACAGAATGGCACTTTCATAGGACTTAAAACAGGAATAGACTTCTCTTTCTGGCAAGCCCATATGAGATATGCCGTAATTAGCAACGAGACTTTGCTAGTACTGGCTTCTCAAATTTACCACAATCTATTGCTTACTGAGGAGTAAGAATGCAAAAGTCAATCAAACTACGTTGCAGCGTCTGCGGTACACCCTTTGGGTCACTCCCAGAAAACGTAACTGCAAAAGGTGCTATGCAAGTATCAGACTCCCTTGGGGATGTGCATGTTATTGTTAAAGCCGATTTAGAGTTGCTTACTCATAAATTGAGCCATGTAGGCCGTGAAGTGATGTCTCACATGGAAATAACCAAAGACCTGCCTATCAGCGTATGTGAGCAATGTACTTGTGCTATTGAGTCTCTCACTGAGCAAGAACAGGCAGAAGACACACTAACTACCATGTGTCTAAGCTGCGAAGAATGCGGCAAAAACTCTTTGATTACCAATCCACTTACCGTAGTCGCCTTGCGTAAAACTGCACAAACAACTTTAGGGGTTACTCCTGAAGATGTTCATGCGGACTTCCTACGCTGGCCTATGCTAGCTGTAGTCAAACATTGTACTGACCATGCTTTCAGTGTCACTTTGGATGAGGCCAAAGAAGCACTGAAAGATGCTTCTAACGAACCCGTAAATAAGGAGGGCGTATGTCCAGAAACCTTAAGCTAAACAACGGCCAAATAGCTAAGTATATGTATACTGACGATTTTGACAGACCAGTGTACGCTTTAGAAAATGGTCGTCGTGTGGTGTGTGTTAATGGGGACGGTACTTATCTCCATAGCTTATCCCCCACCTATGGCGAGCCTGATACCCCCTTAGTCCATGATTATCAGCCTGTATCCCAAGACTGATAACTGTAAGGGGCAGGTGTATGGAAAGCGAAGAATTCATACGGTTAACCTCTTTCCTGAGCTTTATAGCTAATAGCCTGTTAGCTCAATGTCCTGAAGCCTTTGATGAAATGGCGGAGTTCGCTATTAAAGAGCAGAACTTCAAGTACATTGACCCTAACTTGTTAAGTAAAGATGAGTTAGCTTCTCTTGGCTGTGATGAAATTCAATCAGGGCTGTGGATATTGCCTATATTCATGTACCCCTTCTTGCAAAGTACTTTTGTAGGGGGTTATCATGATTCCCCTAGTACGCCAACCATAGTGGATAAACATCGGAAAGACCCTAATCAGGTCAGAACAATGTTACCCTATGGGGTGTACAAGTTTTAGCTGCTGTCTAGCAATGCGACTGGCAAGGGTAGTCAGCAAGGTGACATAGGGGCTAGACAGTACTCACTGACCTATTAACCAAACCCACTAACCCCTAGGAAACCTAGGGGTTTTTCATTTTCTAATTATCGGAGTAATTCCAGTATGGCTAGTTCAATTGCTTCTCAAAAGAGTGCTATCCAAGTTATTAACCGCATTCTTTCTAACTACCTAAAATCCCAAGGTAACATCCGCCCACACTTTCTATTATCAGGAAAAAGTGGCGTGGGTAAATCATTCATTTTAGAAGAGCTGGCTAAGAAACATGCCATTGCTTTTGTGAACATCAACGCAGCCCAACTTACCCGTGAAGGCATCTCAGGTAACTCATTATCTAAGAGTCTGGAAGGGCTTAAGCGTTTACAGAATAAGCCTGCTATTGTCCTACTGGACGAATTTGACAAGCTGTTCAACGGGGTTAATGGCGGTACAGGGGATGAGCGTTCAGGAGTTCAATCTGAAATCTTGCATATCATCTCTTCAGGTATTGCCCAGTTAATTGGTGATTACGGCCATTATATGGAAGTAAGCACACGGAACATCCTTTTTGTTTTTGCGGGTGCTTTCCTAGGCGAGGAACAGCTATCCCCCGAGAAACTGTTGAAAATGGGGATGTTCCCTGAACTACTCGGACGGGTGAATATCCATGTGCCCATCCCTGATATTGATTGCGCGGATTTGATTAAAGCAATGAAAGCTGACCCATTATTGGCTCAATACTTCTTTGTGAACAACATCACTGAACCCGAGCAGAAAAACCAAATCCAAGATGCCATTGCTATTGAATTGGAAAAACAGTTCAAAAACAACGTTATTGGGTATCGTTTGATTACTCGGTTAATCCACCAATACTTCTTATACGATGGGGTTTTCCCAGTATACGAAGATTCAGTTTATGAAGAGGAAGACCTAGTGGCTACCTCTGAAGAGTTCACCAAAAAGATTGAGTTTGGAGAATAAGCCATGCTGCTATTCCGTATTGACCATAAAGAGCTAGTCATTGAACACACAAATGACCCCACTGCTCAATTACAGAAACACAGCGTTTTCATTCAAGGGAAACGCAGAGACAGGGTAACAGACCGTTACTACTGGACTGACGATATTAATGAGGCCATAGGCAATCTTAAATCTACTGTTGAAAAACAACAGCGTGATTTATATAGCCAAGTAGCCAAATTAAATCAAGCTGCTGAAGCATTGGATACTCAATTACTTCAGCAAATTACCGCTGCACGTAAAGCATTGCAAGATGCTAACGATGACTGTTTCAACTAACCCCTAATCGCATATTAGTTACCCCCCCAGAGAGGCTATAATGATTCCGTTAATTTCACACAAAGACGTTCCGAGCTGGTTCTCAGCAGTTTTATCTTCAGGTCTAAGCCCTATGTTATTAGGCGGTGTAGGTAAGGGCAAAAGCCACTTAGCTCACCAATATGCCGAAGACCGTGAATTACTTCTGCATACCATTTACCTTGATTCCATGTATGAAATGGACATCATTGGCTATGCTTCGCCCAACAAAGAAACAGGTAAATTTGAATACCTGCCTTGTGGTTTATTCCCATTGGAAGGTGAACCACTGCCTATTAACCCCAAAACCAGCAAGCCTTATAAAGGTCACTGTATCCTGTTTGAAGAATTTGGTAACTGTCCAAAGTCGATGCAGGTAGCAGCACAACGGGTAATTCTGGAAAAGTCAGTGGGTTCTCACAAATTGCACGAAAAGACCAGCATTATCCTATTAGGTAACAAAGTCGATTCTGGTGCTAATGCTCTGCCTATTTCAGCCGCTATCCGTACTCGTTGCGGTATTGCCGAACTCAATACTAAAAGTACTGAGTCAGCTATGGAATTTGTTGATTACATGAAAACTCACAACTTCCATCCTTCAGTTATTCGTTGGATTGAAGGCAACTATGATTGGGTTATAGTAGAACACCCTGACTTGATTAATGATGGTGCATCACCCTTCATTACAAACCGTGGTATTGAAGCCTTATCTAACATCATGCACAAAATGCAGGAATCAGCGGATAAGCGTAATGTGCCATTAGTCACTATCCTGCGTAACAAACTGCAAGTGATGCAATCCATCGTTGGTTATGATGCAGGTGCAGACTTCTTTAACTCTGTGCTAGTGCCTTCAGTAGGCTTGGATGAAATCCTAAGCTCCCCAACCAGTGCCCAGATAGCTACTACTACTGCGGATACTCTGCGTATTGTCAGCTTCCTAGTAGGCAATGTATCAACCTCTGCGGATATTGATGCAACCTTGATTTATCTAATGCGTTTAGACCCTGCATTGCGTATGTCTATTGCTAACAAGCTAGTGGTGGCTTCACCTAACCTATTCAAGGGAACCAAGATAGAAGACCTTCTAACTTTCCCTTCTAATTAACCTAGGAGATAGTGCAAATGAACCAACAAAAAACAGATAATTTTTTGCGGTCATGCCTTGATTCCTTAATTGGTAACTTAGATTCAACGTATTATGGACGCATCCTTAGTCATCTACCGATGCTTCCTTACGCTAATATTGACTCCTTTGCTATCAGTCGAGAAGGGGAATTCCTTTACAACCCTGCTCATGAAGACATAGTGCAAAGGAACAAGATAGCCGTATTACGCTCTATGCTACATGAGGGTATGCATGTGGCCTTAGAGCACTTTGCCCGTGCTGAATACGCCAAAGTGGAATCTAACGAAGCTCACCAGTACTTCAATATTGCAGCCGATTGTGAAATCGAAAACATTATTGATAAGGACTTTCCTTACCTACCTGAAGACAAAAAGCACCATGATTGCTTAAAAAATCATGTAGCTAGGGAAGATTGGGGTAACGGTACTGAAGCTATTTACAAGTCCTTGTATGCAGGGGATGGGCAACAGGCTAAACCCCCACAAAACCCTACCTCTGTGCTTCCCCAGTTGAGCGATTTAGGCAAACAGCGTATCCATGCTGCTACACAAAAAGCGGCCAAAGAAGCGGTTGATGCTATCAATGACAGTGCTATGCAGGAGGCGGGTAAGAATACCCTCAATGACCCTACAGGCGAGCAAAGCAAAGGCACTGCCAAAGGAACCAGTTCGGTTTCTGATGGCACCCTGAAGCTGCTAGGTATTAAACGCCCTAAGCTCAACTCGTTTGCTGCTATTGAGGCGCTGTTTAAAAACACCTATGGCAGAGGGGATGCTAAGGACGATAGCACCTTTAACCAACGTCACTTACTTAGAAGAGAGTTCAATGATGAAGCCCTAATGGGAAGGCATCAAAGACTCGACTCTGAGAAAGAAGGACATGTAACCAAATGGCATAATGACGTAGTGATTTATGCAGACGTATCAGGCTCAATGCCCGCTTCTGCTGTCACTAAAAGTTTCGAGTTTATTCTCGAACTTGCCTCTCAGTATGGGGTTAGCCCTATCACAGTCCATACCTACAATTCACGGGTACAGCAGACATTTGTTATTAATTCTAACAGTGATGTGAAATCTCTGAATATTCGTACAGGTGGTGGCACTGATATTGCTCAAGCATTCCGCGAGAAACCTCCCACAAACAAACTTGTATTTGTGCTTACCGATATGGAAGACGCACCAGTCAAACAGTGGAAACACAAAGGGGAATTGGTCTGGCTGATTCATCAGAATAGCTCTACCAACTTCCCTGAATTCGTAGGTAAGCAGATATGCATTAACGACATCATTAAGAAGATATAGCATGAATAGAGCAGCAAATTTAGCTTCCCATGTAGGGGCAACTAAAGACCAATTAGAAGCTTTGAATTTATTCAAATCATGGATAGAAGACCAGCTACTTACTTTAGACCCGTCCAAGCCTTTTATATTAAAAGCAGGGGCAGGCAATGGTAAGAGTTGGGTAACAGCTAATTTGCTGCTCCCCTACCTTAAAACATTCCCTCAAATAGCCTATGCGTTAACTACCACCACTAATCAAGCATGTGATTCATTGGAAGCCATGGCTCAAGATAGTGAAAACACCAAAGTCGCAGCTTTATATACTATTCATAAGTACTTAGGCTTAATACCAAAAGATGGTTTAAAACCCTCAAACCCTGATGGGTTCAAACATTGCCCCTATTTAATGATTTACCCCGTATTGCCCCAAACCTATGGAAAAATACGTGTCATTATTGTAGATGAAGCATTCAGAATGGATGACTGGTTAGTAAAAATATTAAATTATCTACGCCCCGATGATTTGAAAGTATTCATCGGTGATCCATATCAAACACCCCCTATAGGGCTATCTCGTTCTCCTATCGAAGACTACACAGAAAACAATGCAGTAATCACTACTCTGCATAGTTCCCCCCGCTTTACGATGAACACTAAAAATCTTCATCTAAAGCCCTTGGTTAATTTGCTTCGATTAGCAGTGCAATACAAGGAGGAGTCTTTTATAGACTTGCTGCCAACAGAAAGCGTAGAGGGTATCTCTGTAGTCAAAGTGCAAGCGTTGCACAGAAAAGTAGAAGAGTATGCAAAACTAGATACTCCTCCGCCTTTAAGTGAGTTGTGCATTTTGAGTGCTTCTCGTAACCGTGCTGCTTTCTTTATGCACGCTGTCATTACATTGAGAGCCAGAGCCAATAATGAGCCTAGTATCATCCATCCACTTGAAAAGTGTGAAGTAGCCTACACTTTTGGGCATAATGTACCTTACGAGTACAGTAACGGCAAAACAGCTTATTACATCCCTAAGGGTGTAACGATAAATTTACGAAATAATGCACTGGTTTTGGCAGAATGCAGAAAAGCCTTTGATACAAAGAATCCCCAATTTATTGATAAGCTCAATTCTCTTGGGGTTATCTTTCATATCAGTAGAGATAGACGCCAAATCCACGTACTCATCTCCAATATCCAAGAAGTAAAACTCCCTTCTGATGTAATGCGTACCCTTTGGGCAATGGCAGGCGGATTAGGAGTGTTCATCATCTTTATACGCCCCGCATTCATCAAGACTATCCATGCTGCCCAAGGCATTACTGCAAAGGAAGTATGGGTGGACATGAAGAGCATCTTCGATTGGAAAGGGGATAAGGACATGGTTAGGCGGTTACTATACACTAGCATTTCTCGATGTTCGGACAAACTGTTTCTTGTAGGGTAACTAAATGAAATACTTGAATTATTCAAATAATCCTAACAATATCCAGTTAGTCTTTATTGTGCATCCGAACGAATGTTCGGATAAGCATATAAGGGCTAATCTATTATCTCAGCTAGACCCTCTATACCATGACAAAGCCTTAGTATTAGCCCCTGACAATGGCAACATACTTGAAGTAGTGGAGTCATGCCAAAAGCTCAAAAATGTAAAAGTAATAACCACTTATAGCAAAGAAGCTTACAAGCTCCTAAGTGGCAGTAAATCAGTCCCCAAAACCATGGGTAAACTGATGCCTATTGAGAACACTGGCAAGTTTATACAGTATTTCGATTTTAGTTCCCGTGCCCTGTATAACTATGCCAATCTCAAAGTTAACTTAACTTGCCTAGGCCACATTCATCACTACCTAAGCAAAGGTAAACCTCTGTGTACAGAGATACCCAGAAAGCTTATTGCTCCCTCAACCAAAGAAGAAGTGATTAAGGCTTTCAAGTACCTGCTGACTAAACCTGTATTGGGTGCAGACATTGAAGCAACTTCGCTGAAATTCTACAAGGCCGAGCTAGTTTCCATTTCCTTTGCTATCAATGAGCAATGTGGTTACACCTTTCATGTGAAGAACTTCGATTTCACCCCTTACATGGTTATGTTTTTGAAAAAATATCAAGGAAGGATAGCTTGGCATGGGGGTTCTTATGACTTGAAGATGCTTGCTTACAAGTATTTCAATTCAGATAGCCGTGAGTTGTACCGCACTTATGAGGATACCCTCATTTTACATTACCTCTGTACGAATTCACCTGAACGGTTCCCAAGGGATTTAGGTACGCTTGCATTAGACCTCTGTGGCGAATACAAGCTAACCAATGCTGAAATCACCGATATGATGAATGTACCTATTCAGAAGGTGTGTGAATACAACCTAGATGATTCTAGAGCTACGTATTGGCTATATCAGACTTACCGTCATAGGATTCATTCGGAAGAACTCTATACCCGCTTTAAAAATTGGCAATGGTATCTAACTCAGACTGAATTAGCAGGTATGCCTTTCTCTGATAAGGCTATGCAACTAGCTGACCAGAAGCTAACCAAAATGATTGATGAAGCTACCCAAATACTTATGGCAAGGCCAGAAGTAGAACAGGCAATGCAATTAATCAGGGCTGACAAGGTAGCCAAAATCAATGCTAAGCGGGTATCGAAGAAGGAGGAATGGGAATACCCATTGGAATTCAATCCTAACTCTAATGACCAATTAGCTATCCTGATGTTTGATGTGCTTAAGCTCACCCCACTGAGTAAAACTGCTACAGGCAAACCCAGTACTTCAGGGGATGACCTGAAAGCATTGAAAGCCCGAGCACCTGAAAGTACTCATGAAATCTTTGACAGTCTGCATGACATAGCCAAGGCCAGCAAGATGCAAGGAACCTTCATTGAAGCGTTGAAAAACAACTCTCAGGAAATCAATGGGCATCATTACCTATTTGGTAATTATAACTTAGCCAAAGTAGTGAGCGGACGTTTAAGCAGTAGTAATCCTAACCTTCAGAACATGCCTTCAGGCACTGAGCTAAGCAAAGTGTTCAAAGGTATTTTCTCCCCTCCTGATGGTTGGCTTTGGGGAGGTGCAGACTATTCGTCATTAGAAGAACGGGTAAACACCATTCTTACTAAAGACCCCAATAAACGGGCAGTGTATTTGGATGGCTATGACGGGCACAGTTTCCGTGCATTCAACTATTTCCCTGAAGAACTTCAGGAAATTGTTAACGAAGTTAAGCTAGCCAAAACCAAGGAAGAACGAGTAGCAATCATTAACTCTATTGAGACTCGTTATAAAAAAGTAAGAAGCAAAGGTAAGCCGCCTACGTTCTTACTTCAGTACTTGGGTACTGCTTATGGTTTAGTTCGTCAATGTGGTTTCACTCAAGAGGAGGCAGATAAATTAGTGGCTAACTACTACTCTCTCTATCGAGTTTCTGCTGAGTGGCTTGATGCAGAAATTAAAAAGGTAGTGGAAAAAGGCTATGCTGAATTGGCCTTTGGTTTACGGATATACTGTTATGGTATTACTCAAGTGCTATTGGATAGTCCAAGAACACCAAGGGCAGTACAGGAATATATTCGTACTCTTGGTAATGCTATTGGTGGGCAATCTTATGGTCAGATTACCGTAGATGCAGGCTATAAATTCCTAAAACGAGTTTATGATGCAGGTATGGAAAACGATGTTAAATCTGTGGCTACAATCCATGATGCTGCCTATGTCATGTGGAGGGATGACCCTGTTATTACTGAATGGGTTAACCGTAACCTAATTGAATGTATGACAGACTTGTCTGATGTACCTGAGCTGGTTGGAGATATACCTATTCCTGCACAGCTTGAAGTTTTCCTCCCCAATTGGGCTACACCAATCAAGCTCCCTAACAATATCAAAGCAGAAGATATTACTGCCTTTTTAGTAGAGAATTCAGAAGTATGAAGACCTATGATGAAATGCTCGCTTATTTGATGTTACAAAATACAACGTGGTTGTTTATGCCATATCGAGGTTATTCCATTGCATATCCTGCCCACCTTGTTACGGATACGGTATTACCGTACTTTAAAGGGCTGTTAGACTTAGGACATACCCCCGCTTCAGCTACCACTTTCGAAGAAATTTACGAAAGTAGTGCTGAAGTTGTCCAAAGTCATACCCCTACACTCGACTTTGCAGTAGTATTTAACCCCCGCAATAAAAGTTACCTTATTGTGGGTGAAATCTTTACTGCTGTAAGTGATTCCAAAACTACTCACTTTATTCTGAGGTAAGCATGATTACCCTTACTAACCAGTATAACATTCCACTGCCACTTGCTATGTGGCTCTTGAATGACGATTACGACTATAACCCTGACCCTAAAACCTTCTCGGCCACATCGTTAATTAAGCCTACCAAGAAAACGAAGTTATCCTCTGCTGTGGCTCGCTCACCAAGTATCCATTACCCAATGGATATTACTAAGCGTATGGCTGCTATTCGCGGGCAAAATATCCATGCCGCCATTGAAGAAAGTAACCAAGACGCTAATGAGGTTGCTAAGGTAGCCAAACAGCTTGGGATGTTTGTACCTGAAATGTCAGTGGAAAAACGTTTGACTGCCACTATTGATGTTGACGGTGTGACTTACACTATTTCGGGTAAGTATGACATTACCATTGACGGTGAGGTGGTGGATTGGAAGACTGAAAATACCTTTTCCTTTGGCGATAAAACCAAAGAAAAAGAACGTATTATCCAATTAAGTATTTACGCATGGCTCCGTATTAAAAACAACTTGCCTGCAAATATTTCATTCGGTACTTACTACTCCATCTACCAAAACTGGATGCAGGGTTTCCGCGATAAAATCAACAATGATGACAAGTATCCCCATGCTCCTATTATGGGATTCCGAGTACCTCTAATGTCTTTCCGACAATTAGAACAGTGGATGGCTGACCGTATTCGGGAACATCGTGACTTGACCATTGAAGATGTGGATACCATTGAGTGTACCCGCGAAGAGCTTTGGATGGATGAGAAGCCTGTTTATCAGTACTTTTCTAAACCTGATGCTGCACGGGCAAGCAAAAACTTCGATTCGGACAATGCCCGTAATGAAGCTTTGGCGTATGCGGCTGAAAAAGGTTGTGGGGTAGTAAAAGAAAAACCTCAATTTGCTAAAGCGTGTGAATATTGTTTTGGCTCTCCAATTTGTAGTCAGTATCAACGCCTGCTTAACAAAGGATTAATTCAAAATGCTAGTAACGTCATTCCCGTATCATCATCTTTCGGAGAAGATTATTGATTTGGTATGTACTCAGGTACAGAACCAAGACAGGATGTTCTTCCGAATAGAGACTGCTTACTACTTGTGTAAGTTAGCCAGTAATATGCATGTCTCTGTGCAAACTATCACAAACAATAAAATGCCTGTGAATGCTTTTGCTATTGCGTTTGCTGAATCAGGCTATGGTAAAAACTACTCTCAGAACATCATGGAAAATGAAATTTTCTGTGACTTCGAGGAAGAGTTCGTTCACTCGACTTACCCTAACCGTGCTAAGAAATCCATTACCGATTTGGCTATGGAAATTGCAGCTAAGACAGGGGAAGACTCAAGTGATGTGGAAGCGGAATTGCTGACTGACTTTACTCAGAACGGCCATTTCCTCTATGCATTCCCTGAAGGTACTTCACCTGCACTGAAGCAACTATGCAAGTCAATTAACTTGGCTCGCTGTGGTGCTGCCAGTCTTGAGATGGATGAAATAGGTTCAAACCTAACCAACAATGGGGAAATCATTGCTACCTTCCTTGAACTCTATGACGTAGGGTTCACCAAGGATAAGTTGATTAAGGCCACCAAGGAAAACAAGCGGGCAAGACCTGTTAAAGGTTATACCCCTGCTAACGTGTTTGCCTTCGGTACACCAGTCAACGTATTCGATGGCGGTAAGGTAGAAGAAATATTCCTCAACTGGTTAAAAACAGGCTATGGCAGACGCTGCTTCTTTGCCTATGGTGACCTCAACCTTAAGAACGTCAATAAAAAGACCCGTGATGAGATATTCAAGACCTTAACGGACAAGAACACTCAGAACGAAGTTATGGCTATCAGAAAGCATTTTAAACGCCTTGCTGATATTGCCCTTGTGGGTAAGACCATCTATGTAGGGGAAGATGCTGAAAAGTTCCGTATGGACTATCAAGACTTCTGCAAAACCCGTGCTGAGATGATTTCAGAATACCGCCCTATTGAGCGTACTGAAATGACCCATAGGCATGTTAAGGCGCTTAAGCTTGCTGCTGCCTATGCATTCTGTGATGGCAAAAATGAAGTGTCTATCCTGCACTTACAGAATGCCATTGCTATTGCAGAACGTTCAGGGGAATCACTCTACAAAATCCTAAACCAACCAAGGGCGCACATTCGTTTGGCTAACTTCTTAGCTGACTTTGGCACCCCTGTAACGGAAGCGGATTTGGTTGAGTATTTACCTTTTTATTCTGGTTCTGTTTCATCCAAAAAGGACTTGATTAACTTAGCCATGTCCTATGGCTATAAGAATGCCTTGGCTATCACAGCCTACAAAGAGGCTAACGTCATGTTCTACAAGGGAACCAAACTGGAAGAGAACGACCTAAGCAAAGCTATCCTATCGACCTCAACTGAGTTCGCGGATAAGTACACCAACAATACCCCCCCATTCCATAAGTTACCCGCATTCTTTGCATCCAAAACAGGTAACTTCTGTAATCACCACTTTGAAAATGGTGAGGTGGGGAACGGTAGACGTACACGGGATACCACAATAGCGGGCGCTAATATGGTGGTATTTGATGTTGACCAAACCAAAATCAAACCCGAGTTTCTCTCGAAGATTTTAGGTGAGTACAACCACATCATTTACACCACTAAGTCCCACACTGAGCAAGACCCACGGTACAGACTCATTCTGCCATTGTCACATAAAGTCACATTGGAAGAAGACCAGTACCGAGCACTGTGTAAAAACATTGCTTATTGGTTGCCAGTGACTGTGGATATTCCAGCTATTCAGCGTGAACGCAAATACCGCTATTACGCAGGCTCTAAGGTGTTTAGTAAGTTGGATGGTATCAACCTAGGGGTAATGCCCTATTATCCAAATACGCAGCGTTCTGAAGAGCTGGAAACCACCAAAGGTAAGATGGTCTCTGTAGGTGGAATGAAGCGTTGGGTAGTACGGACAGCTACTGAAGGGAACAGAAACCAAACCCTATATCGTTATGCAGCTTTCCTAGCGGAGCAAAAAGTTGGCATTGATAAGATAGAGGCGGCAGTCATTGAAGTTAACGAATTACTTGACGACCCGTTAAGTAGTAAGGAACTTGAAGAGACTATTCTCAAATCGATTAAAGGTAAAAAGTAACCATGGCTAATGACTACATAGTTGCAGTATGTGGTTTAGCAGGTAACGGAAAGTCAGCCTCGTTGGAGTATATTCCAAACCAACAAAGCTGGCTTTACCTTAACTGTGAAACCAATAAACCTTTGCCCTTTGCCCATAAGTTTAAAGAGGTTGTTGTGACCTCTCCCGCGACTTTAACGCATTGGGTAAAAGAAGGTGCCAACAATCCTAAGTGTGCTGGTATCATTATCGACACTTTGACATCTGCCTTGGATATGCAAGAGATGCACGCAAAGCGTGTTGCAGATGACAAATTCCAAATTTGGGATAAATACCGAGACTTCATCCTTGATTTGTTCCAATCAGGGGTAGCCTCATGTAATAAGCCCATCATTTTCCTATGCCATGTGGAAATGGCTAAGGATATAAAAGGGAGGTCAAAACTCGCAATTGCAGTAAAAGGCTCAACAGCTAACAGGGGTATCGAAAGTTTCTTTACAAACATTGTGTTTGCGGATTACGTAGACCTCTCAGACTTGGAAGAATATGCCAACCCAATGCTAAACATCACTGAAGATGAACGCATTGACGAAGGTAAATACGTATTCCAAACCCGCAAGACAGCTATGGGAGTGGGTTTAAATATCCGTTCCACTAAGGGCTTGTGGAAACGCGAAGAGACATTCATTGATAACAACATCATGCATGTCTTAAATAAACTCAAAGCATTTAATGAGGCAAAATAATGGATATTAACAATATCAATTTTGGTGAGAACGTAGAAGACAACACAGAAAGCGTAGGCGGTTGGTCGGCTGATGATAGCGGTATTCAGAAGGTAATTATTACTGAAGCCTACATCACCCAATCCGCTAAAGGTGCTTCTGCGGTAAACCTCACCACCAAAAACAAAGAAGGTGATGAACGTCGTTATACCCTGTATTTCACTAATGCCAAAGGTGAAGTGTTCTACATGAACAAGAAATCAGGTAAAGCAGTGAAATTACCCGGGTATCAACTTTTGGACAACCTGTGCTTGGCTACTTGTGGCAAACCATTTATGGAAGTGTTCAAAGCCAAGCAGAAAAAAACCATTGACCTGTACGATGCTGAATCTCGCAAAGAGATTCCTCAGACAGTGCCAGTGTTGCCTATGATGTGCAAGAAGCTGGTCAAACTCGGTATCATCAAAGTGATTAGCAACGGCTTCAAAAACGGTGCTGCAACCAATGATAAGCGGGAAACCAACGAAATCCATATGGTGTTTAATGCTGCCAATGACCTGACCCCTAAAGAAGTGGCCAATGGCAAGACAGAACCCAAGATGTATAACGATTGGGTTAAGCATTGGACAGGCAATGTTAAAAACACCTACAAGCCAATCGAAGGTGCAGTTGGTACTAGCATGGGGGATAACCCATTCAGTACTCCTACTGATACCTCCGACCTGTTTGGTGCCGAAGAAGAAGGTACTCCTGCTACAGCTTCTAAACAGGCACCAGTACAAGAATCAGCTCCTATGGATGCTGACGAAGAAGACCCTTTCGCTTAAGCTTCCTCAGTGCTAAAGTAACCAAAGCCCCTGTATAGGGGCTTATTACTTAGGGGTACTGTATGAGCACCAAGTTTTACACCCTTTTTTCCCCATTGAAGATTAAGAGGGTACGTGCAAAGGATTTTGCTCTCAATCTGAATATTTACAGGAATGCTCATTTCCACACCCTGAACAGTATGAAGATAGAGTACAAAAAGTTAATGCAAGAACAGATAGAGAAATTACCTACTTTTCAACATCCTATAATGGTGAAGTATGTACTCTTTGTGGGTAACGCCCGTCTCTGCGATACACACAACATCTGCACTATCATTGCTAAATTCTTTACGGACGCTCTGACTGAAATGGGGAAAATACCTGACGATAACTACCAAGTTATTGTCGAAGAACGCTTTGCCTTTGGTGGCATAGATAAAGCCAACCCAAGGGTAACTATTTACATTAAAGAAATCATATAGAGGTAAGCATGTTAGAAATCACACGTAGCGTAAGTATCAAAATTGATGAAGCTGGCCTTAAGCAGCTTATCATTGATAAGGTTGCTGCACATGACCCCAACATTGTGATTAGCGCCATTTCATTTGTGGCTCGCAGAAATCCTCCGACTATCGAAGCGATGATTGAAGCCCATATGGAGCCAATTGATGCCAGTGCTCAATCACCTACTAAAGTTGCCGAAGTGGCAGACAATGGCACCGATAACGGTTGGGATGAAGAAGTGGAGCTTCCTGTCGAAGAAGAAGCGCCTGCAACTGAACAACAAAAAGACCCTGCATCAGCTTTCCTCGAAACGGAAGATACAGACCCATTCCAAGAAGAGACAGCAGCACCTGAAACCGCTGCTAAGAAAGCGGGTAAAGGTAAGCCAAAAGCTGCACCTGAAGTAGCGGAAAACGCTTTTGCGGATGAAGAAGAAGAAGAGGAAGACCCTTTCTTATAAGTAGGTAACTATGTGGAATTTGCTGACAGGTCTTTGGGAACTGTTCTTAGCTATTCTAGTAGTTGCAGTGGGGATAGGACTTATAGTCTTTATCCCCCTGATTCTCCCTGTTCTTGCCTTAATAGCAGGTATCCTAATTGCAATTCCCCTAGCCCTAGTAATCATCAGGGACATTAGGGGAACCAACAAAGATAAGGATAGTTAGAACACCTTGGCTAATGGAAGGGCATTAGCAGCCATGCTAAAACCATCTATTAGTCCAATCTTTCTATTCACATCCACGAACGGAGCAAAAGCATCTAGCGGGGTAGGTATGTTAATTCCTAACATGTCTGCCCCAACAGATAAGCTTAATACCTTGGCAGGATTCTTCCTGAAACTCTTCACAATAACCTTCTGCATCCGTATGAAGTACTTAAAGAACCAAGTAATACCCATATCATTTGTGTACTGCATCGCTTTATGTGGGGGTAAGTCGTAGTTAACAAAAGCATCCATAATATTTTGAATGGCTTTGTCGTGGCTTACTCCCTCATTATTTACTTGGTGGGTATACAATGCATACCGTGCAGCAAAGTCCGAGAATTGCGTAGCTCTTCTCAAAAAGTCGTAGGCTATAGAACCCTGTTGGAAAGTAACCTGCTTAAAGGCTTCTTTCACCCCATCAGGAATGGCCGAAGTCACTTCCTCTAACTTACCAATTAAGCCATGCTTGAACGAGTACAAGTCTTCTTGGGCGCTGGCATCATCGACAATCGTTTGTAGCATACCTGCATCAATCAGTCCTTTAACTGGATTCCTTGCTTGGTCTTGCAACAATTGGTGCAATTTCAAACGCATAGCTGAGGTTGCAATATTGGCATCTACTTTAGCCTGCAAGAAGAATATCTCCTTAGCATTCTTGTTGTACTCCTGAGCAGCAGTGATAGCTGTTATCTGGTCAGACACCGCTTTAATCGGGTTCACATCGTGGAGCAGGAACAACTGTACTGTGTTAGACATGAAGTTACTCGCAAGCACCACAACCGATTTAATCACGATAATGTCTTTAGCCTCCTTAACAATCTCCTGAAGCCCTCTTTCACCCATCATAAGGAACTTGGCTAGGGCTTTGCCATAAATGCTCGTAATGAGCTGATTAAGGGCATTCTTGACCACTTCAGGATAATCATTATTTGGATTCCAAAGATTGGCTATAGTCCATTTACGATAACCAAAGGCTGCATTAATCACATCCTTCCTGACATACACGCCTTCTCTACCAAATAAAGCAGTAGCTTCTTTTTGAGCTTCTTGTGGCATCAAATTCCAAATTTCAGCAAGTTGTTTATCCTTGGCATTAGGCTCAACTAACAAATAGCCCCTAACATTATTGTTCTTTCTGTCATGGCTATACTGGTCATAGAGAGCTTTCATTAATGCTGAGTTTACTATTACAGTATTTTTCTTAACGGTAGCACTCGCTGACATAGCCCCAAACACTTGGTCTACCCTGTTATCCCTTCTGAGTAAAGTATCCTTAACTTCTTGTTTCATAATATAACGATAGTCAATCACTTGTCCTTTGCTGTCAAAGGTAGGGACTAATTCGTTATCAGCCAAAGGAGGGTTAGGCATGAACAACTTCTGGTTATCAATGGCCTTGCCTCTACGAATCTTGTTAATCAAATCCTTCTGTTTGTAGATAGGTAGGGCATTGCCTGCTTGGTTATTAGCATCAAGCACACTCATACCCCGAGCACCTTTACTTGCAAGAGACATTGCTCCTTGCAGGTAAGTAGCTTCGCCCCCGTAGTTGGACACATACATATACATTGGCTCTGCCACTGGGTCATGCTTATCCTTAACGAGAGGTTCCCCAACCCTTTCATAGTTCTGCATCAGCAGCTCATTTTCCATACTCTTAGGTGCAATCTGGATTGACATGTAAGGGTCAGTAATGTCTGTGGTATGGCCTTTGACATAGTTGAACTCATTACCTAAGAAGGTGTTCTTAAGCACTTTGTCTTTCACTACGTTGTGCATAGCCAAAAGGGACTCAACACCGTTTTCCCCTTTACGAGCAGCCTCTCTCTTATACAGATTGCTCATCATCTGTAGTTGCACAGGGTCAACCAGTTGCAAGGCTTCCAGAGTAATCAAGGAATCTACCATAGTCCTAACTTGCATACTCGCATTGGGATTAGGTTCACCAGTACCGAACAGAGTAACGATAGTTGCAGCGTTACTCATAACGTGGCCTCGGTACTTCTGATAGCCTCTAATCATCATGTGAGCAGTGTTCTTGGCTTGGTTAATGAAATACTCATCTGTGCCTTTTGGTGCCTGTTGGCGTATAGCCACTTGCAGCCTAGTCGCCTCATTTTTAACAGCTAGAGGGTTATTCAAGAAGTTAGCAATTTGAGCAAAGCTATAGCCATTAGTTAATAAGCTGGATAAGTCAGGAGCTATCAGTACTTTAGTAGCAGCTACACTTTCTTTATCAGTAAGCTCTTTACCAAACAAGGATTTTACCAATTCAGAAGTATTGGTTTTAACGTTCACTGTCTCTTGGTCGATTAGCTTGTTCTTCGTTGCCAGCAAACTATGAATACGGATATTGCTATCATCAGTCCCTTTTAGGTCTGTCCATAAGGCAGATACAAATCCCTCACGACCCGTAGTCATAAAGTTCTGAATGGTATCCAAACCGAAAGCGAATTCACTTGCTCTACGTTCACTGAGTACCACACTAGAAAGAGTTACAGCAGCATTTAGTATTCTGCGTTTACTCACTTTCTTTTTCATTTTATCGAATGCTTTATCAATCTTAATACGACTGAATTCATTCACAGTATTCAGTACTTTAGAAGCAAACTTAGCAGATTTAATAATCTTACTTTGTAGTTTATTCTTCTCTTTAATTTCTCTGTGACGAATGTTCTTAGCCAATTTGTCTAACTTAGCCAACACAGTAGGTTCATGTGAACGAGTGATAGCTAAGTCATTCAAAAAGTTTAAGATAGCTTCAATAATATTTTTAAGAGTGTCTCTAACAGTTTCCCCTCTGATAGCTTTGCTTACCGCTGGTGGAGTGGTTAGAGTAGCCAATCTTTCCCTGAACGCTTCGTTAGTAGCAGCCAAGGCCATGAAGTTACGCAGATAATCATTAGTCTGAGTATTGGCAAATACTGCATTGTATCTTGCCCTAGCTTCACTTTCAGAACGTGCTCTATCTGCCTCAGTATCAAGTACACTGTCCTGTCCAATAAAGTCACGCCAGCTTAGATTCTTCTTAGCATGGGCGTACATCCTACGGATTTCACGGGTATTCCAACCAAAGTCATTTAAGGCTGAACCAATGATAGTGCTATAGGTTGCATAGACCATGAGTTCTTGGTCACTTACACGGAAGTTGAGAGCAGTCAACAAACCAAAGTCTTTACGAATTTCAGGGTCTAATGCATGAAGTAAAGCAGCATCCTGAGAAGATAAAGTTTTAGCATTATCAGGGATAACCAACAGAGTAGGGTTAATGGCCTTGATAACAGCCTTATTTAATACCTCACGTAGATGGGCATCATGGCTTGCAGTAATGGTATTAGTGTTGCTTTTGGCAATATGGTCATAGATTTGGTTTAAGTCCATATAACGTGTAGCATCATGAGCCACTTGAGGAGAACTTGCTATAGTGTTATCTAGTGAACTCCGTACCTCAGTGCCTGCTTTACCAATAACCATGGCATCAGCAAGTAAATCAAGAAGCATGTTTGAATCTTGAGTTTTCAGCCCGAGCATCAATTTCAATTGGGTAACGATAGCCTTAACAAATGCCCTAATACGGGTTGGTTGTTTACTTAACAAACCCCTGTTTTTAGCATTGGATAAGCCCCATGCAATAAACTCTTTAATGTTGGCTGTAGAGTCAGCATCTAAGAATTCTTTAGCCTTAGCTCGCATCTGTTCAATGTGCTTATAGGCACTAAGCTCTTTAACTGTATGGCCTCCATTCACACCTTGAGTGAGTTGTTTTTCGATACTGGTTAGTCTGCTATCCAAAGCCGCATGAATTGCCTCATGCAAAAGTGTTTCAATAGCCACGCCTGAATTAGGGGAGTGAGTACCTTGCAAGTAGATGACCTTTTCATTGGGTTCCCAATAACCGTATAGGGACTCTGTGCTCATCTCGCCTAGTGAAGTAGCAATCACTTTCTGTTCATTGGCACCTAAGATTCTTACCTGAATATTCGAACCACGAAGATTACTCAGTAATTCCCGCATTGCTTTAGCAGTACGAATATCTGTGAGGTCTTTCAAATTATTCAGAATATCGGCAAGAGGGAACTCAGTACGGCCTGCAATGATAGCTTCTAGCTTAGGCTCTACCGTGGCAACACTTGGTGTCTCTGCTTGAACAGGAGGTAATACAGCTTCTAAGTTAGCTAAAGTCTGGTCAATATCTCCTGTTAAAGGTTCCGTAGAGTCCATCACTGTTTCAATGATACGGGTCTCTAAAGAGGCTTGGGCATTAGCCGCTTCTTCCATAGTGAAGTCACGTACATCCTGCTTCTTACCATTAGCAAACTTAGCCCCACCAGTAACGGAACTGAATTGGTTTACGCTAAGTGACTTGTACAGCACTTGCTTAGCTTCTTGACTTTGCTTATGGGCAGCAGTCATACGAGCATTCAAGTTGTCTATGTAACGCACAAGCATATCAGGAGTAAATGACTGAGCCACTTCAGCATCTTCAAGTGCAATTGGTTTGCCATCGCTATTTTTGTAATGGGCTTTACCATTGATAAGGCTTAACCCATCAGAGTAATGAGCCACAAGCACCTTATGGGCTAGAGCATTAATTTCAGGAGAGTAAGTTTTACTTACTCCACTTTGCATAAACTCTTTAGTGGCTTCCTGTAAACGCTTACTCACTGTGCCCAACAGATTATGGTAAGTCACTGCTTCATAAGCGGATTCGTTTAATGCTGTAGCAGTATTGGCTACGTTAGCAATACGGGTTAACCGAGCATCGAATACGTTTAATCCTAGTGGCTCATCTGACTTATATGCTGCTCTAGCCATGGTTGTAGCATCACCGAAGGCGATGTTTAGAATAGCCATAGTACCAGCAGCAGGAGCTTCGTAACCATCGGTATAGGAGTAGTTGCTTCCTCTGTGGCCTAACGCAGAACCAAGATGGAATGCAGCTTTCACATCTTTATCCGCATTACTTACATTGCTAGTGCCCGAGTATTTGGCAGTCATTACCCCGTTACTGATGTTACCGTAAAAAGAATTGAATACGGGCATAGTATGGAGTAAGGAATTTTTAATCTCATCCAATTGGTCTTCAGACAAGTAAGCGTAAGTGCTTAACTTACCTGCACTTCTCAATTCAGCTAACTTTTCTTTAATCTTGGTTTGATACAAAGCATTGAACATATCAAAGATAACGTTACTGGTTTCAGTGACCAATGCAGTGTTATCTAATTGTTTAGCATACTCATTAGAAATTGCTTCGTTGACAATGGCACCCAGCGATTTACTGAATGAGTACTTAATACCCTTAGCAATGAAAGAGTTAAATTCAAATTCCATCATGTTACGAGGGAAGATGATTCTCATACCCGCAAGAGTACTGATGTCCTGTTTCAACTCATTCAATGCTTGAACATCATTAGCTAAAACAGCTTTCTCAACGGCATCTAATAGGTTGTCCATGACCTTATCTGCCATCTTATCACTACGGCTTTTAGCACCCGATGCATACACAGTAGTAGTAATAGGGTTCTTGACAAAGTTACGTCCTTCAGACGTAGCAGCCAAATCCCCTTCGATAGTTTCCTTAACTAATTCCCCTGTGTATTTCTTGAAAGTAGCCAAAGTACCAAGCATATCTTGGTTAGCTGAATCCTCAATCCATACTTGTTCAGCTACGTTAGCTGCAACAGCCGTTGACTGGTACATATCCATATTACCAGCACGGTTAATCCATTCGTTGTATGTCTCAGTACCATCTAAGAAGAACCCACTCTGAGCTAAACGAATACGAGAAGTTTCAGTTAACTTACCATTCTGCATAGCCAATCCCATTTGGATATGGGCGTTAGCTACACCGTTAGTCACACCATCAAGCTCAAGAGTTACTGTGGTATTGAATTTACCCTCAGTAGCCATAAGCATTTCGGCCAGACCTGTTAACGATTTCAGGGAATGGGTAGCTTCTTCGCCTTTCTCTACTGCATCAAGAATGGCTTGTCTATGGCCGTCAGTAGCAGGTGTACCACTTAAGATTTCCTTAATGGCATAGACACCATTCATGAACACAGGGTCAGCTAACACGCTATCATAAAATGCTAAACTGGCTTGAATTGTCTTCTTGTCTACACCGAAACCTAAACCTTGAGCTACGCCCAACTTGAACAGAGTGAATGATTGGTTTGTATCATTAACCATATCAATTTCACTTGGTTCCATGGCAGTCATATACCGATGGAATTTAGAGGTCTGGAAATTAATATCTGAACCAATAGCACTTGCCCGTAGCTGTTTACCAATACGGTAGTTATAGAAGAATGGAGCAGTAAGATTGCCCGCTGTCTCTTGCATACGAGCTAGGAACATTTCATAACGAGTAATGTCCACTTCAGCAGTTTTATTCTTACCTTCGATAGAAGGGCGTTTACCTAGAATAGCCTTGCTTGCATCCCGTGTGCCTAACATATAAGCAAACCAATTTTTACCTAATTCATTGAATAGCGTATGCATATTCAAGTCTAAGTAATTAGGTACATTGGCATCTTTTTGTAAACCTTCTACAAATTCTTTTGGCGCTTTTTGGCCTTTAGAGCGCCTAATAAAATTGCTCACTTTTTGGGTTTTAGTACCAATCTCTGCTTTAGGTAACTCAGCTTTATTACTGGTTAGGGTAGTTAATAAGCCATTAGTGCCCCCAAAGATAGAGGACACATCTTTAACCCCAAGGAAGCTAGCAACCACTTTAGGGTTGAATGCAATGGATTCAATAGTGGCGTGCGGGTTTTTAGGGTCGATAGTGTAATCACCACCAAGAGCCACTAAATCACTAATCTTATAGCTGGTTACTGTCAGAATACCATTCTCACGGGTAGTTCCATTCAATGCCCCAATGATTGCCCGACCTAAGTCATACTCCATGTTATTCATGATATTTTGAGGCTTAGAAGAATCCTTCTTCATTCCCATGTTCTTAAGGGCAATGGCACCAAGCTTTTGTGCTACGTCAGCGTAAGGGCTTCCTGCATTACCCAAGGCTTCGTATTGTTCCCGAGTAGGTACAAAGTCCTTGGTATCCAAACCAAGTAGGGTAGCAATGCTTGTGGTGTTATCTCCCATCAGAGATAAGCTATTGCTCTCCAAGTATTCCAACGCAGAGATAGCCATAGCTTCGGTGAACTCTTTGCTGAAAGTACCATCTTCCAGTGTGAAGGCGTGAAGTGGGGCAGAGACACTTTGCCAACCACGTTTACTCAACACAGTTTCAGGAGATGGCAGCAAGCTTCTTAAGCGGGCTTCGAATCCTCCCATGAAGACTGGCAGCTTATCCAGTAATAAGCTCTCAGATGGAGTCAATTCGCGATTTAACGCTTCCATTACTGCATTGGTATCTCTGTAATTAATCGCCCATAATACGCCCCGTTTGATGCGTTTAAACAGGGTTACAGGATTTGTCATTAAGTGTTGAGCATCTGCTTCATTAACAAGGTGCTTAGGCTTCAGTCCAGCTCTACTACCTTGGTTCACTGACTTGGTAATAGGGTTAGGAGAAGTATCTTCTTGCTCCTCAGTAACCTGTTCTTCAACAGCTTGCTCCTCAGCAACTTGCTCTTGAACAGTCTGCTCTTGAACACTGGCAGTAGGTTCACTTACTGTTTCAGGCTCAGAAGTTTTTTCTTCGGGCTTGGCTTCAGGTTCAGTTTTATTGACTGTCTCTTGAACCACGGGTTCAGCTTTAGGTGCCTCAGTTTTAGGGGCTTCAGCTTTAGGAGCAGTCTCAGTAGGAGCAGTCTCAGGCTTAGCTGTATTCTGCTTAGGCATGAAAGCAGTCACTTGGTTAGCCAAAGAGGTAAAGGCACTCTTCACTAAATCAGCTTCTTGACGAACACTGTTAACCAACTTGCCAGCATTGGCATCCAAGGTAACAGGGTTACCTTTAGGATTGGCTTTAGTTGGTAGAGTACGGAATCCTGCTACCTCGATACGAGTACCTTTAGGAGCATTCTGTGCTTGCACTAAAGCAGCTTCATACGCCTTGGCCTTGGCTTCATGGTGAGCAGCAAATTTACCTAAGCTAGTTAAGTCTCTTGCAGCAGTACGTAGACTGCCTGAGTTTAAATGCTCAGTAATACGTTGTTGATATTGCTTGATACCTACGAAACCTTCACCACCTTCAATAATGTCTTTTGCTACCATGGCAGAAGACTTAGCAACATCAATTAGTCGATTGAGAATTGCAGTCTCTTTCAACTGTGTAGCACGTTGAGGAGAGATTTTAGAGGAGTTAGCAGCAGCTTCTAAATCTTCAGGGGTTACCTTATCGGTAACCAAAGAGGAAGCAGCAAGCAAGGCTGCATCTTTATCCAGTGTGTTATCTACTGTAGGAGTGGTATCAGTCTCAGTAGTGTCTGACTCTTCATCGAGAGGGACTGCTTGAGTATCCATGTCTGCAAGCTCATCTAACTTTTCAGCAGTCAGACGAGACTTAGCAGCTTCATACACTTCAGGATTAGAAACTAAAGCATCATATTCAGCAGTAATCTTTTCAGCGTTTTCATCTTTAATTTTTTGTAAACGCTTCTGCTCTTTGAGTAATTCATTCTTAGTAGAATTCAGCAGCTCTTTAGCATCTTCACTAATGCCTTCAACCTTGCTCATGTCTTCTACATCCAACAGTTTTTCAGCAGTAGCATCTAAACGGTTGTCGATAGAGGACAGAGCATGTTTAGCAAAAAGAATGGTATCTTCCCGAGTACCTTGGTCAGTTTCATCCTTCTCTAGCACTGTACGGGCATTACGAATAACTTTGGCAATACCCAAAGAGGAAGATAAGTCAGCACCTTTTCTGACTTCAGGATTAACCACGCCTTGCTCAGAAGTAGCTTCATCAGCTTTGGCATCAGCGGCCAATACAGTTTTAGTTGCCTCTTTGGCTACGATGGAAGCCTTAGCTGATTTGGCAAAGTCATTCACTTTACCTACAGCGGTAGCACCACCAGCTAACATACCACCAGCACCAAAACCTGCTACACCATTAGCGAAGATTTCAGCACCATCCATTTTGTCGATGTCTTGCTTACCTGAGTATTCGTTAATAGCCTGCTCAGTAGCTTCTGTAATTCCTTCTTTCGTTGCAGTAGCAGCAATCCCCAAGGCAGTGTCTACCAGCTCCTGAGTGACCTTTTTAGCCCCTTCCTTGAGGCTACCTTGAGCAACGTCTTCGGCCACTTCACCAGCAACTTTAGTTGCATTGCCACCGATGGAGTTGACTACTGCCCTACCCAGTAAACGGTCAGCATAAGTACCCACTGCACCAGCCAGCATAGAACCACTAACCATGATTGCACGGTCAGTACCCAAAGGCATCTTTTTGTACTCCCGTCTGTACATGTCTTCTGCATCACGGATATACGAAGTTCCATAAGCAGCAGCACTTAACGGAGCACTAATAGCAGCCATAACAGCAGTTGGAATAGCTTCAGCAGCTAATTGGGCAGTGCCTGAAGGATTAGTGAATAAGGTAACCAAAGCATCTGCGCCCATCTTATCAGCAGCAGATACCATTTTACCAATACCCGCTAAATCACCTTTTCTGAGTTCTTCAAATCCCTGAACAACATCTTTTTTATTTTCTTCGTAGGTCTTCTTAGCATCAGCCATAACCTCATTTTTCTTGAGGTCATTGGCATATCTTGAAAAAGCATCGTATACGTAAGTACGTGATACTTGAGCATTCTTCTCACCTTCAAAGAAAGCATCTAATGTCTGAGCTTTAGAAGGGGCATCATGGGTAGTCATGTAAGTACCCACACCACGGGTCTTACCAATGTTGGGTTTAGTCAAGGCTTTCTCTGCTTCGGTATAATCTTCAAGCAGATTCATACCAGCAGCTTCTTGCACTTGCTTATTTTTCAGTGACCAATAATTATCAATATCCTCTTGGGTAATATTGGCACTGGCTAATTCGTTTTCACGCCATAGCTTAGCAGGAGCTTGAATCACATCTCCTAAAACGGAAACGGTTTTAGCTCCTGCACTGATAGCTAAGTTAGTGAGTTGGCCTGTGAAAGTGCTTAAATCCGTATCAGATACAACCGCATTGGGAGACTCTGCCCTATCCCTAACACGGGCAGTTTGTGCGTCTAAATAAGACTTGCGAATATCTGCAATAACCGCAAGGTCTTTATTACTGGCCTCTACTGCCGCAGCTAACTTTTGTTCAGCGGGACTTAGAATTTCATCATAAGCTGTATCTAAAGGGGTTTTAGCCATTATCTGATTACCTTAAAGGGATTTCTTAGGTTTAAGAGATTCTTTATAAGCCTGCTCTGCTCTAAGTACCCTAGCGAGTTCCTGTGAATGAGCATTAGCAATAACTGCTTTTACCTTATTTTCCTCTCTCTCTTTCTGCAACACATTAAGCCTGTAATCACTATAGATTTCAAGGTTAGTCTTAATATCCTTAACAAACTTTTCCCGTTGTTTGCTTTTTAAATCCCCTTTACCCCAATCAGAGAAATACCAATCATCACTAATTTCACCGATGGATTTCAAACTCTGGTCAACTACCCATTTAGGCATATTGCTCATAGTGTAACTTTTTTGCTTTTTAACCAGTTCACCATTAACCATTTCACCTACATCAACAGTGAAAACATTTTTATCCCCATTATGAATAATCTTATCTTCTAAGCGTCTTTGGACTTCAGCTACGTCAACTTTAGAGGAATCAAGAGTTTTCACGTAATCAGAAATAGCATCTACCGCAGTACCTTTTTCTACTACAGCATCCAAGTCAACATTGGTAGGATACTTTTTAGCTATCTTTTCCATTTCACTTTGTGCAGTAGCCAAAGTACTCTGAATTTCGAGTACCTTTTCAGGCTCATACTTATTAACAAAATCAGCCATTTTTTGCTGTTCTTGGTTGTATTGAGTGAAGGCTTGATTAGATGCATCCCATTGGTGTTTTTGCTGGCTATTTTGGAAATTAATAGCAGACCGAGTACGGTTAACCTCAGCATCTTTCAAATCAAGTAAATTTTGCTTAGCCTTGGCTTCAGCTTGGCGTACTGCAAGAATACCCGCCTCTGATAAACCGCTGTTATCTAAATCAGCAGTAATGCTATTAATCTCATCCAAAGAACCAGCATCAATTAATTCACTAAATTTCTTATCCAACAAAGGAGTATCCTTACGTTTGGTTAAGTTAGTGTCATATTCATAACGGGTGTTTTCATCCGTCATGATTTGGTTATCCCTTTCCATAAGGGCATTTCTTACTTTGGTTACATCCACACCCTTATTACCAAATTCTTGGTTAAGGGCATCTAATCCATAAGCATTACTACTCAATGCACTTTCCACATCAGCCACGGAGTTCATAGCGTAGATGCGGTCTAGTACCGTTTGAGTATTCTCTTTTTGAATTTCGTCTTCCCTGTCCAAAGCCAAAGAAGAGAGGGCATCTAACCCTTGAGTTATTTGCCTACCTGCGGTAACTCCCAAAGCATTGGCACTAGCCATGTTAGGAGCATCTACGTTACGCCATGTAATAGCCATGCTTAATCCCCTATCTATTAACCTTTAGATACCGCAGCAGCACTTTCCCTGCGTCTGGCTGCTTCTTTCCTATCTTCTAGTTGTTGGTTGTAGTTCATCCAGAATGCTTCTTTCTGAAATGCTGCTTGGTCTTTGGCTTCATTCAATTGCTGGAAACCAAGGACAGTACCGCCAATAGCTGAAAGACCTTGTAAGCCTTTACCAATGGTGCCAAACATCTCAGCATTCTTCCAGAAAGAGGGTTGCTGTTGTTGTGTATTAAACATCGACATACCTTGAACAGCAGGCACATTACTGAAATTGCCCATACCCCCACCATTTTGCTGATTAAAGGCCATCATCAAAGCTTCAGGTGTCAGCATATTAGCTGCACCCCAAAAGTCTGCTGTAGGCGCTACAGGGGCTGTAGGCATGGTGTATGAGGTATTGCCCCATAGGCTGTTATTGGAACTATTGCCCACTGCCGCATTGGTATTAGGCATCATAGAAGGCATACTCCAAAGAGAGTTGTTAACTGTCATATCGACTCCTTACATTACTTGTGTTCTGATTTCATTCGAAGGCATATCCAAAGTGAGGATACGTTCTACGAATGTTGAAGGTGTTTCCAAAGCAAGCACCCCTATATTATCATCATAGGTAGTCCTGTTTATAAATTCTTCAGCAGTTTCATAAACACCCATTGAAGTATCCACAATACCCATAGTATAGGGATTTAATACCCCACTGTCTTTCAACTCCTCAAGTTCATCCATGAGCTGCTTACCATATTCGATAAATTCATCCATATCAGAGTAAACCCCTGATATTTCATCTCCGATATAGTTCTGTAAAGAATTCTGCATAGAGTTGGTTATCTGCAATAAATCTACCGCAGTAGGTAATCTGAATCCCCCTATATCTTTGAAAGAAACATTAGTATTTGTCATGGCTACAGCACTGGCAATAAGTACTACTACCATAGCCAGTTCTAGGCCAATAACGTTAATCAAAAAGTCCATGGCAATATTCACAGCAGCACCAATAGCAATGGTTTGCACAATGAGCATAACCACTTGAGCTACCGTAGTAGTAGACATCAAAGCAGCAGCAAATTGCCCCATACCATAAGCAGTCAGAACCAAGGAAATCACCATGATGATTCCTCGGAATAGCCCTGTTTGATACCACTTCAATTTCTTTTTGACCATGCTATGAAAGACAATTCGAATAGAGTAATAAAGCACTCCATTTGCCTTTAAATTACTCATGCCTTCGCACACATCAATATTTAGAGGAATGATAAAATTATTTTTCTCCTCGTCATCATCATGAATAGCATCATTAAGCGTAGTCTTAATGAACTTACCCCTGCCTTGGGCAGTCACAAAGGATTCATGAATTAGACCATATACTTTGACTGTCTGCACAAATCTAGGGGTTATTTGGCACCTGATAGTATATTCAGACATTTCGTAGTAAGTGTTCTCATCGAGGGCAATACTCGAACCTGTAGAGACTACCCTTTCAAATCCACCAAGTTTACCGTCAGCCACCACCCCTTCATCAATACTCGTAGTGATATAGTTATAATAGACTGAAGCATCATAGTGACTATCTTTAATTCTCACTATGTTAGTCGGTGGTAGTTCGGTACTATAATAATTATTCGAGTAGTTATGTAGCCAGTAATAGAATTCCTGTTCAGTAACTTCTGACCTGTCATAAAGGTAGAGGAAGTAATTAAACAAGTACTCTAAAACATAATCATTGGTATCTTTAATATTAACTCCAACAGTCACGTAAGCATGTTGCACATCGTTAATATCAGGTGACTCATGCACAGCATCTGATAGGGCATTTATATCAATACCAAAAAATTTCAGTGTTCTTTTACTGGTTAGGTATAACTCAGTATCCCGTAAGTTTTCAGCAGTCATATTTACCTTGTCTTCCCTAATGGGTACAACAGGGTAATACTGACTTTCCTCTACCAAAACATCAGGCAGAGTTAATACAGGGTATTGGTTAGACCGTTCATCATAGAACCAAAATTCCATTCCCCCACTGATTTCAGCATACTTATCTAAAGGGTAATAGCAGACATGGTAATAACGACTGTCCAATACCACAGGAGAAGCCAAAGTAATGGTTTCCTTAAACCCTTCTACATATTCCCCAAACATATTAAGATGCTCGTAGGCTAGTTCTATCTGGGTAGGGGAAAGGAAGTCAGCCCAAGCTACTTTCACTGTTACCCCAGCAGCTACCGTATAAGGAGGGGCAGAGACTATGTTAGTGCTAACATCATAGCCACGGTTAGCAGTGAGAAAGGGGAAGGCAAAGCGTAGAGGGTCAGCAGTATCAATAACGTTTTTATAGATGAGCACGTTAAAGCCTAGCAGGCTTCGTAGAAGCACTCTAACGAGGTCATTCTTAGGTTGTTGATAGTTGGTTACCCCTTCAGGTAAACCCCTCGTATAATGCGTTTTAGCGTATCTGCGTAATTGCTTACCTTTCATATGGAGGCTATCCATATAATTGGCAATGAGGTCATTGGCTATATCACGGTTATTCACCACTGATAATTTAACAGAGTCCCCAACGAGGTTTGGAGTCTCATCCATAATCAACGTAGTGGCAGAACCAAAGTAATATTTAGTTCGACTGAAGATACTCATATCAAATGCCTGAAATAAAAAAGAGTCTACTATAAAGACTCTTTTTTCACTAGACCGATTACTGAGTATTAACTAAAGGGGGCAACTCCAATACCAATCTTGGCAACGTTCAGCACCTTATTGATTTCTGAATCTGACAAACCGTTAGTATCCACATTGGCACCATCGGTAGTTTGTCTTACTGTCCATGTATCGACCAGAATTTTAGCCAGCTTCTGTTCTGCGTTCCTGTCAAAACCTTCAGCTTGCTTATCAAATAACAGCATCTGCTTGCCGAGTACACCCTGTACTGTAGATGAAGTACCTAAAGTTTGGGCTTTCTCAGTTTCAATCTTTTGTTGCAATAACTCATTTTCAACATCGATTTTAGTAATGTTTTTATTAATCAAAAGGTCTTGGCTCTTGGCATTAATGATACTCTGCTCAACAGCTTTAACATCAGCTTTGATTTTTAAAATCTGTTCAGTAGCTACCTCAACGTCCTTCATAGCATTGGTAACTTGCTGTGTTGTTAAACGGGTTTGTTGCACTACTTGGGCAACCTGCTCTTGCATCAAGCGGATTTGTTGCTCGGATACTAAAACATCAGCATCCATCTTGCGTATCTGAGCAGCAACCAATTCACTATTTTTCTCAATATTTTTAATCTGGGCATCGACTAAAGCAGTTTGCTTCTTAGTCAGTTCAGACTGTAAAACATATTGAGTAGCTTGGGCAAGAACGGCAGTGATAGAACCAAGGTATACTTGGGTATAGTCTGCACCCGTAATGCGTGATGACTTATGCTCTTTTTCTAAGTGAGCAGCAACAGCACGCATCAAACAATCGAATGCACCATTACCGTCCACTGACCCTTTGGTTAATTCCTCGATAGTGTTATTCACTGCCATGGTCTACCCCTTAAACGCCTTTCTTAGCAGCCTGTACTTGAGCCAATTCTTTCAGCTCTTCAGGTGATAGGTTAGGCAGCACTTCAATGGCGAACTCATTGAATAAAGCTGCTTCTTGCGTCTTTTGCCCGTTGTTGTGTGTGACGGTACGGAAACCCTGATACTTACGAGATTTCATCTCTTGATACAGGATGTTGGGCAAGTGATAACCATCAGGATGCGCAGAAGCAACAAAGGGAACGAACTTTTTAACTGTGCCTAACAGCTTATTACCCACGGAGATAATTTCACCCTGAATATCACGCTTGGCAGGGTTCATACACACAATGCGTACCCGAACTAAGCGCATAGCATCATCAATAACTTGCTGCTCTTTCTCTTGTTTGGTTAACGCTTTAGGGGCAGAAGTTGGAGTACTGCCTTCAGGGGTTTCTTCGGTTGTGCCATTAATTGCATCGTTAACCAATTTACGCATGGTTTCTAACGAAGGATTACCACGCACGGTAATTTTTAATAGGCGTGCTCTGGCTTTTAATGCAGCCATTTCATCTTCAGGGGTATAAGTAGGAGCTGTTTCAGCAGCTTCTAAAGAGGCATCTTCTAACTGGTCTTGAGTGGTTTCGGTATCTGGATTGTTTTCAAACATTTTCATTTCCTTTTAATGGGTGGAACCATATGACTAAATTGAGCTAATAAAATAGGAGCCTATTTCTAGGCTCCTTCATACTATCAGGGATTAACGACGAGCAACAGTTTTTAACAGTGCAATTCGTTCTGGGCGTTGTACTAAAGTACCGTACCACCACTGAATAGACGCCAGACCAGTTTCACCGTAAGGGTCAGTACGGTCTGCGGTTTCTTCGCCATACATCTTGGTGATGATTTTGTACTTCTCACTTTTACCATCAGACTGGAAGCCTAAGGTAGTAAATGAGTCACCGCCTACACACAGCATTGGGAACACATCGTACTTACCAGCAGTAGCCATATAGCCTTTGTTGGCTGCGGTAGCTGTAGCACCAGCACCTGCAAAGTGTTGCATTTCAGGAACTACGATGATACGGAAATGGTCTACTGTACCAACTTCACCACGTAAGGTATTACCACCATCAGCATAGTGCTGAACTGCAATAAATGCAGGGTTGCCAAATGGGTCAGCCATGTGCTTCAGGGTAGGAAGCAATTCACTACCGATGTACAGTGGGTAGCCATCTGCAATCACACGGGTATCAGTCAGGGTAGAACCTACGATTACCTTAGTACGCAGTGGAGTACGGTTGTTACGTAAGTCGATAGCCAAACGCATCAGGTCATCATAATCAACTTCTGATACGTTATCACCTTCACCTGTAACTTCGCTGTTTTGGGTTGCAATACCCGCATAACGAACCACGCCAGCAGCGTTTAACAAATCAACCTGAAGAGCATCTTCAGAGATTTCGTTAGCGCCATACATCATTTCACGGCGGTAGTGACGTAAGATGTCTTGTTCGCTATCGAACTGCACTGAGTCACGAGTGAATTCAGTGAAGAAGCCTAACTTCGTAATTTCCGCTTGCAGTGTTACACGGGTGAAGCCAACACGGTTTACACGGCCACCGTTTTCACCTACCACAGGTAAACGAGAAACGATTGTACCAACGTCCTTGCTTGAACCGTAGATGTTACCCTTAGCATATTGGGCACCAGCAGCATCCAAACCTTGGTCGTTAACGTTGCGGTCATCAAGCATCGGAATCCAAACGAATTTCTTGATAGTTTTACCAAAATGCTTAGGCATACTGGTAGTGTCAGACATTTGAGTAAAATACTGTTCCTTCTGCATCTCAATTAGAGAATTGCGGTCGAAAACGTATAGTGATAACTGATCACCGATAGATGACTTTGTACCACCAATGGGGTCTTTATATTGCATAGCCATAGATGCATAACTCCGCTAGTTATTAAATATATTTTTTAGACAGCTTCAAGAAATCTTCATCAGATAACGAGGCTAGTCTTTCCACATTAGGTAAAGCCGCATTCGTAATTTTCCCTTTTGGTGCAGCTACTTTTTGTTTTTGTGCTTTTTGCGTTTCAGGGTCTACCTTACTCTTAGCAGTTTTTGGGTTGCTAGCATGTTGCGTAGCAGTTGCCATTTGCTTTTCGAGTACTTGGATACCAACACGCTCATAAGCTTCAAAATCAGAAAGCCCTTGCAATCTCCCAAACATACGTTGCTTGGCTACTTCCGTATTGATAAGGTCAAATAATCCACTTGCCTTATGTGCGTTCAAGTCAGCAATGCGTTTAGGGTTTGCTGTTAAATATACTTTACTGGGTGCATCCCATTGTTGAGTAATGACGTCCATCGTTTCTTTAAATGTTGGAGTGCCCTTAATGGACTGGAGCACCTCATCTAATAAAACTTCTTCATTACTTACAACGTGCTTTGCAGGAGAATAATTAACGGCTTCCGTTTCGATGTCTAATGGATTAATTTCACCATCAGCCATCAACTTACTAATTGCATTTTTATCCTTCTTGGATAAATCAATTAAGAAGTTAATACTATCTTCGTTTAATAGATTATTTTTTTCAAGTGTTTTAACGATATTCATGTAAGGTTTGAGCGTGTGCATCTTTTTATGATAATTAGCACCCATCTGCATTAATTCAATAGCTTCCTCTACTGAATCAATTTTGATTTGGGTGCCATTAGCATTAAAAGGAGTAAACAGTTTTTCTAACTGTTTGGCACTGGTAGACTCAATATCAGATTTGTCGTCAGCAGCAGTTGCTTCGTCTTCATCTTCCGTAGCTTCCTGTTCTGCTTCTCCCTCTTCTGCATCATCTTCCTGTTCCTCTGCTTCCTCCTCATCTGAGTCATCAGCAGTGGCCGTCTCTTCCTCATTGTTTGAGTCATCTTCTACCTCAACATCCGTAGCATCATTATCATCGGTGTCTTCAGTATCATCTACATCTGAAGTAGGTTCTTCAGTAGCTGGAAGGGAGGCAGAAAATTTAGCGAAATCCGCATCTGACATAGCTGCCAGTGATTCGAGGGTTTTCTTACTCATGGTAATCCCCTTCAACTTCTAATTCTAATTCTTTGATTTGGTCAAGCTCACGCTCAATCATAGCCTTAGCAACAGTGCCTTCTGTTTCAATTACATGGAAGTACTGGCGTAGCATTGCAATACCATCCATTTCACGCACTAACCGAGCTTGGCTATCTGCACTATCCATTGACGGATTACCTTTTGCCATAACCAAACGAACTGGCCGAGCTTTGAAGTAATCTTCTTCAATCAATGCAATAAAGTCTGGATTTAAAACAAGCCTGTCAAGCATTGCTAATTTTTCAGCGTTCTTCGTGTAAATTTCAATACGCTGTTGGCACTCTGCAATTGCTTCTTCTTTAGTTACTTCTACCATTGGTTTCATATTTTCCTTGTCCTGCGGCTAATACCGTTCAGATGGAGGTTGGTGTAGGTTTATCTTTTTTTACAGTTTCTTTGGTTATTGCTGCTTTAACCAATTCGAGCTTTATATTACCTTCAGCCTGTGCTTGATGCAATTCCTTGGCTCTTTCTTGCGTAGTTCCTGATTCTTGTTCCACAAAGTCCAGCACTTTCTTATTAGTATCTGCATCTTTATTAGCAGATTGAGAAAGATAATACTGAGTCTTGGCTCTATGTTCTTCAATTTGAGCTTTCTCTTGTTCAATTTTCATTTGAAGTAATTGTAATTCAAGAGCGTCCTTCTGTTGCTGAACTGGGTCAGGGGCAGGAGTGTAATTCTCCAACCGTTTAGCCAAGTCAGGCATTTTATATAGGTCAGCAATTTGAGTTAATACTGTTTTGGTTAATTCAAATGGTACTGTATTACCTAAAGTTTGAAGCATGAAAGCTAATTTACTAGCTTTGTTTTCATTTTCCTCAGCAGTGCTAATAGATAAGCTTAAGTCAAAATTACCCGCTAAATCATCCCTACGTATAGGCACATATTTGCCTTCTGTGATACGCACCACTTCTGTTTCATCTAAGAATACAGAATTGAGGGATATAATTTTACGAGCTGCTTTCTCTAAACCTGAAGCCAGTCTCCGTAAGATACTTAAATCGCGTTTAGACGCAGCATCTAAAGCGCCTTTAATACCAGCAGCTACATCACCCAAAGCAGTAGAACCAATACCAGAGGAGTATGCTTTAACCCCCGAATAGGACTCAGCTTCGTTATTTTGTAACTGAAGCATATAGGTGGCTGATTGAGGAATCTCAGGAGCCACATGCTTGATGATACCTTGGCGTGCATCCACTGTAGGGTTGAACTCGTAAGCATCTCCTCTGAGGTACTTACGTTTATTCACTGCATCTAACAGGTCTTGTCTCATCCCCTCTTGACCGTTAGCTGTTCTGCCTAGGATGTCCACCATACTACGCATTGTAGCCCCATAGATGGCTTGGGCATCAGCTAAAAGTTCTGCATCAGGTTCACCATATACTGAGTTTTTAACAGGGATATAGGTAGCATTCACAAAGGGGTGTTTCTTATCAGGGAAGGGGTTTTCTTCCATGTGAATAAGCACATCACCAATCCATGTAGCCACAATAGGCACAGCTACCCCATCACCATGAATATCCCAATTGCCCCAATACTCATAAGCTATCAAACGCTTGCGTGCTTCATCATTGAAGTTAAGGATATTCCCCGCATTGAACTGTTCATCAGTGAGTGAAGCAACAGTGGCATTATCTACCTGAACTTTATCTAAATTGGAGTACTTGCCCGAAGCAATCAACTCTGACATAGAAGTCATAAACGAATAGATGATGACTTCAGCATCTTCGATATTATCTTGGCAGTTAGGGTCAATATATAGTCTACGGTAATCCACAATATCCAATGTGGGGTGGTTAGCAGTAGTAACTAACTGCTCCTCTTTTTCCATCCCTACTTGCACTGCAAACGTAGGAACACCTCCAGCTTGAGTAAGTTCTAATGAGTGCTTCACACTCTCAGGAACCAAGGCAATATACTTGCCTAAATCCTCTGCTTGCAATTGCACAGCTTGTTGCAACACCACCATATCTTCAGCAGTGGGGACACGATATTCATACTTGGGTACTTCTACCTCTTTGGTTTCTTCCCTGAATTTCCAACCTACTCGTAAGAATACCGTGCCCTCACTGGCAAAGGTACGGACATACTTATCAATAAACTGAGTTTTATCAATGATAGTGTCGAACTGGTAGTTCAATACTAATTGGTTTTGCTTGGCGGCATAAACGTCTTCGAAGGTTTTACCTTGAACATTAAACAGCTCTTTGGTACTTAGGAAAGGGTCTGTAAGCGTTGGAATACGCCATTCCATTTGCCTACGAATGAGTTTAGGCTGTACGTTAGAACGCCCTGCAATTTTAGGACGCTTGGCAGAACCACGGATATGCAATAAGTCTAACCAACGGTCAATAGACTCAATGTTCTTACCGTGGTGAGTAATGATATTAGCGAGGTCTTCTTGCATAGCAGCCAAAGAAGGAGGATTTTCCCAATCTACCCCAACGCTTTTAGCATCTTCAACTTCTTCGATGATTTCAGAAGGGTTTTCGATGATTTCTAACTCATCCTCTTTTGTAGTCTTCTTAGCCATTGTAACCTCGTAACTTAAACTTAATTTGGGTAATGATACAACACATTGAAAGATTATAGGTAGAACACTGTATCAGTATTCTACCCGTAAACTGTTTAATAGTTCTCAATTAAATTAAGTAAGTCAGTAGTCTCACTCCCATTAATATCAAATTCTAGTGTTTGACCATTACCAAAAAACAAAGTCGCATGGTACTGAGCACCATCGACTAATTCTACTTCCACAGGGACTTCACTAGGAAATATCATATCCCCTAACTCTGCCCCTATCTGGTGTAATGCAGTTCTGTATTCAGAAAACCCTTCACCCAACTGTTTAATAATTAATTTACCCATACTGTCCTCACACCATTTCTTCAGGGTTAGTTAGCAATTCTATAAGCTTCCATCTTACTGTCGATAGAGAAGTTTTAGCACTCATATAGAAACCCACAATCTTACAGTGAATGAAAATCTCAGCATCATAATAGTAAGAGTTACCATCCATTTTAAGCATAGGTACTACAGTAGCCAAAATACCTGCTTTAGCATTTATCTGTTGGTTAATGTAGTACGTCCATGTGCCTCCAATAGATACAGCAACAATGTACTGTCTGTTATTGGTATGGTGCATCAGTGAGGTAAAGCCTGTACTGAATATCATACCATCACGGTCAGTATAGTACTCCCCTTCACCTTGTTGGCCTGAAGGAGAGATTGCCACATCCTTCCTGTAAAGCTCGCTGAACTGTGAAGGGAATGCAATAAGGGTAGTGGCATCAGAGAGTACTTTTTCCCCTTGTGCTACAATTCTAGCCCCACCATAGATGCCCCCTTTAGCATACACCTTACCGTTATGGTCAACGTAAAAGTTTCCATTATTGGTAGCTAAAAACTTAGCAGTACCTGTGCCATTCTGAATGTAACCCGCACCTACGTTAACCTTACCTGTAAAGTTACCAGACGTAGCATTAACCACCCCTGTAAACGTACCTGAAGTGGCATTAACCGCCCCTGTGAATGTGCCTGAAGTAGCCTCAATTCTCCCCTTAAAAGTACCGTTTTTCGCTATGATATTGCCTAATTTATCTAAGCTAAACATAGCCGTAAGAGGGTCAGCACCACCTGCCCATAATCGATAATCTCCTTTACCTGATAGGGTCATCTCATTCTGAGCCAAGGCATCAGAGATATACAGCTTATCAACAATAGCAGATTCGGCTTTCAATGCCTGAGCAGCCAAAGTACCGTTGATTACAGCAGAACCATCCACAGCGAATACGAAAGCTTCCCAAGTACTTGCCCCACGAATGAATTGTTTCACAAATTTGTCTGCATCTGCTGCCCCTGTAGGGGAGGTATAAGTCAGCATATCCCCTGCTTGAGCAGGTCTACCAGACAACTGCAAGATATGGTTATCCTTGCCCGCATCAGCAGGTATTGCAGATACGTTCGATACCACAACAATGTATGAACCAGCTCCGTGTTTACCTGCTTCACCACTCTGAGCAAGCACCACTGGCACAGCCCATTCACTAGGTGCAATGGTATCCGTAGCTGATTGGGATAGAGCAGTAGCTGTACTTACCCAAATAGTACCTGTACCAGCAGGGATAGTAGGTGACCAGCCACCATTTAGCCCTGTTATTGCAGCAGTAGCAAAAGTGTATGTGACGTTTGCTGTAGGTAATGCAGGTTGATTAGCAGTCCTTTGGTAAATAAACAAAGTAGCTGCGTTGTATCCATCAATACCATTGGTTCCGTGGATACCTATAATCACAGGAGGAGTTACAGTATCAGCCCCTACTGTGTATTTAATTACCTCCTTATTCCACAGATACCTATTTGTTTCTGTCGGTATTTGTAAAGTAGTTGTCCAACGAGCATCATCATTAGCAGGTGGGGTAGTATTGTTGGTAACCAAATACCACTCAGTAATAGATACAATTCCTTTACCGTCTTCACTATACATACCGATAATAGCGGCAGAAGTGGTTACTACTGTGCTATCCGTATAGGAAATTTTCTCCCTATTCCATAAGTACCTTTGAGCACTTGTTGGGGTAACTACAGAAGTACTCCATGAAGCTGGTTGAGTAACAGGGCTATTGGATAAACCATACTCGTTCACCACTGAAGTAATACCTACCCCTGTGTCCCCTTTTTCACCATGAATACCCACAACCACAGGAGTAGTTGAAGTAGTGGTTCCATCACTGTAAGAAATCTTCTCATAGTTCCAGAGATACTTGTTAGTGGGGGAAGTCAGTGGGGCTAGGGTAGGCCATGAAGCAGGGTCAGCAGGTGCAACACTTCCTGAAGTGCCCACTTGGTAATACTCAGTTACCCCAGTGATACTCACCCCATTTTCACTATAGGTGCCTATGATAGCTGGCTGAGTATTTTCCACTGTGCCATTGGTATATGTGACCTTTTCGTAGTTCCACAGATACCTGCTTGCTTTGGTTGGGATTTGCACAGCTTGAGTCCATCCAGCAGTCCCAGTAGTTACCCCAGAACCAGCAGCACTAATCAAGTAGTAGTTAACTATGCTTGATACCCCTACCCCATTGATGCCCTGAGTACCAATAACCACAGGAGCTGTAGTGTTGGTTGAGCCATCAGTGTAGGTGGTAACTTCATAGTTCCACAGAAACCTATTAGTTACTGTGGTATGTTGAATTGCTGTTGTCCATCCAGCAGTGGCTGTAGTCACTCCTGTGCTTAATGAAGAAGCTAAGTAGTATTCAGTAACGGAGGCTATGCCCTTACCATCCTCAGTAAACATCCCAATAATGGCAGCAGGAGTAGTCACTGTATCACCATTGGTGTAGGTGACAATTTCCCTGTTCCATAGATAAGGTAATACCTTGGTTGCTGTGGGCACTGTGGCAGTCCAAGTGCTTGGTTCAGTCCCAGCAGAGGCCGATAAACCATACTCATTCACTACTGAATTAATCCCTACACCTGTATCACCCTTTTCCCCATGCACACCAACAACCACGGGAGCAGTGGAAGTAGAAGTACCGTTGCTATAAGTAATCTTTTCATAGTTCCAAAGGTACTTATTCGTAGGAGTAGTAAGTGGTGCAGTAGTAGGCCAAGAGGCTTGGTTAGCAGGAGGTACACTGCTAGATGTACCCACTTGATAATACTCAATAACCCCTGTAATACTCACACCATCTTCACTGTAAGTACCAATCAATGCAGGAGGAGTATTGTCGATAGCCCCATTACTATAGGTAACTTTCTCGTAGTTCCATAAGTAAGGCTTTGCTTTAGTTGGGATAGGAACACTGGTTGCCCATCCAGCAGTACCTACAGTAACCCCTGAATTCAAGTCACTGATTAAGTAATAGTTCACAATACCTGCTACCCCATTACCATCAACACCCTGAGTACCAATAATAACAGGGGTTGTAGTACTGGTTGTGCCATCGGTGTAAGCAATTACCTCATAGTTCCAAAGAAACCGTTTAGTTGCTGAGGTATGCTGAATAGTGGTAGTCCACCCCGTTGTTGCCGTGGTAACTCCACTGCTTGAAGCAGAAGCCAAATAGTATTCGGTTACACTGGCAATACCTCTACCATCCTCTGAGAACATCCCAATGATGGCCGAAGGAGTTGTAACAGAAGCACCATCACTGTAGGTAACGATTTCCCTGTTCCATAGGTAGGGCATAGCTTTCGTAGCAGAAGGTACTGAAGTAGTCCAGTTAGCAGGCTCAGTCATTGCTGAAGCAGATAAGCCATATTCGTTTACTACGCCAGCAACGCCTTTACCCCCATCACTAAACTTGATAGGAGTAGCCCATTCATTAGCAGCAACAGTATCTGTTTCCCCAATAGAGCTGGCAGTGGCTACGGTTAACCAAATGGCACCGTTACCCGAAGGTACTGTAGGACTCCATCCATTGTTAAACCCAGTAAGCGTTTTGGTTGTAAAGTTGTATGTACATACAGTACTAACCATCGAACCTGCTGTATCACCTCGTTTGTACAGGTGGAGGATGATGGACTTGGCACCATTGATACCATCCTTACCATCCTTACCATCGGTGTAATCCACATCCTTTTCAGGAACCAACTTAGCAGGCTGTGACCAAGCACCTGCAACACCATTGGTGATTAACCTTTCACGCCTGTAGTGGTCTCCCGTACTGAAGTTATTATGCCAAGGCTCTAAACCATCAATTGAGTACTGGTATTCAATAGTTACCGTATCCCCGGGCACTCCATCAGCACCAATGATTCTTGCAGGGGTAGACCATTCTGTAATGGGGTATCCGTTTTCAATGATACGCTCCTGTCTCCAAATATCCCCATCCACAAAAGTAGCGTGCCAGTTAACCATATTGGCAGAGTAGCGGTATTGAATATACAGAGTATCCCCTTCATGCCCATCCTCCGCTTGAAGCAAGTAAGGAGCAGACCATTTTGAAGGGTCAACATAGCCATTAACTGAGGTGTTATGCCTACGCCATCTGTCTTCTATGGCAAATATGTCATGCCATAAAGTCACGCCATCAACAGAGTATTGGAATACTTCAAAAATAGTATCCCCTGTAAAATCTTCCCTGTTTTCAATAATTAACTTACCCTGTACTTTGACCTCTTTTTTAACGTTATCCACAAACAGCACATCACCAAATTGCAATTTGTCATAGATGAACTTACGTAAAGAGGTAAAGCCATTGTTGGTTATCTCATCAAGCCCTTCCTTTAAATAGGTAGTGACCTTTTGATACCACCGTGTAAGTGATTCATCATCCTTGGTAATACGCTGCTCATACCCTTGGGTAATCTTGGAGTGGTTAGTGCCACCATCAACCAAAGTGGAGGTTTCTTCGAGGATTCTAGGAGCATTCACTAGAACGCCCTCAGAATCACGGTAAGAGGTTTCTATATTTCTTGATGTGGTTACTGAGGCTTCTACGAAATTATCCGTTACAGAGTCACCACGGCTCTCAGATAGCTTAGTTACCTTGCCTGTTAAGTCAGTTGTAGCGGTACGCTGCTTTTCAAGGAAGCTATTCACAAAAGCTATGCGTTCATGGTCTTTAACTGAATAGGAACTAAGTTCCTTCACTTTCTGGAAACGGTCTACCAATTCCAAATCAGGAAGGTGCAGGGTGCTCTTAATATCGAAGGTGTAATTAGCATCCGCATAAATGGCCTTGGATGACTCCATAACGGCTTCTTTAGCTGTAAGGGTATCTACCTCTTTAGCCAAGGCATTAGAGCCTTTGGAGAACTCTATAACCTGCTTAGTGGATTTACCGATAGGGGTAGATACCGTATCCACTGCCCGACCTAAAAATGAATTAGCAGTACTCGAAGCTTCCTCGTAGTCGATAGAAGCTGCATCCCCTGAAGTAGCTTGGTTAATATCAATGCTCTTTTCTGCATTGGAATTGTGCTCATTCAATAGAGCATCCCAATCAGCATCCGTGGTTGGCAAATCAGGTACTGGAACCAAGGAGCTAGTATTCATCAGCTCCTCAAGTGTGAGTACAGGAGGGGTATTGTCACTAATATAGACGTTACCCACTGGCACCATTACCTTTAGCTGTCTGTACTCTAACGAGTAGACACCATTTTCGAGATGGAAGTTATACTCACCATTCTCGTTAGTGCATCGAGTAAGGTACACCCCTTTGATAGTGCCATCGTTACTAAGGCTAGTCACCCTAATAACCGCATTAGCTATGGGAATACCGAAGGGTTTTAGAATCCCTGTGATAGTAGTAGCCATTAAATACCCCGAATATTAAACCGTTACAGAGTGGTTATTGATAAGGTCAATGAGCGTGATAGGAGAAGGTGTGGCACCTGTAACTTCGACCACAAACTCTGCATAACGCACTCCCGAGCAAGGTTTAATTTCAATAGCAAATTTGCCCGTGCATAACTGAGAAGAGAAAGCCCCACTAGGATTAGTTTTTATCTTCAAAGAGGAACCTTTAATTACCTCGGTAGACTCTAAGGTGGTGATATTTATAACAGTATCTAGCATGGGGGAATAATCTGGATAACGTAGTGTGTCTTCGATAGTAATAGCCATGATAATTCCTAGTTTATGGGTAGCTAAATGGTGTGATAATGTGCCAATATCTTAGTATAAGTATTTGTTAACTTTTACTCGTAACTGTAAACTATCACTGCAATTGGGGCTATTATGGAATACATACGTATGACAACTCAAGGAATTACCATTGAAAAGTTCACGCTTAGTTGGCTCCAACTTTTAGCCGCTGCTTTCGCTGTAGGTGGGTTCGTTTATACTTCAGCTTCAACCTACGCTAGAGTAGTTGAAATTGAAGCGAGACAAAAAGCCACTATCAGTAAGTATGTGCCTATTGTTGAGAGACTCGACAGGGAAGAAGCGAGCAAATCTATCAATCTAGACAAACTTAACGAATCCATTATCCAACTGAATAGTATCTTATCAGCTATGCAAGCAGTAAGGGCGTATGAACAAGAGGATAGAGCAAAATTAGAAAAGAGAATTGAAGCTTTATCACAAGACATCAATTCTCTTAAAGTACAGATAGGCAGTTTTAGAATAGGTTAACCTGTCTCTTATACCACTCCTGCCAACCACGTAAGGAATCTAACCAGTCACCAGCGCATTGCCAGTTAATAACATCCTGAGCCAGTACCTCATCACTTGTGGTTACTGGCTCTTTTGTTAGTACGCAAGGCTCAACGAGTAGGTGGGCTTCTGGGGTCAGCAATGAAGATTGCTGATTCCCTGATACGCAACCAATCAGCATCAAACTTACACTGAGTACGGTCAGGAACTTGAACATATTGAATAACATCTCTTGTTACCTCTTTGATAACCTGTTTCTTTTTAGCTTTCTCAGTCTCTAATGCTACATTGACCTGAAGAAGCTCTTTCTCTGCTTGTGCCCTTTTGGTTTCCTTTTCTTGGAGCTGCACTAAGGCTTTTTCTGCAAACTCTTCAATGGCCTTGTTATAGCCACTGGTATACGCATCCCTTTCAAGCTTGCTCACCCATACAATGACTAGAATAGCCAAAACCAAAGATAGGGCTATTTTTACTTCGGTAGTTAATAACTTACTTAGCATTTATCCCTCACTCATCCTTGGGAGCTTTGCCTGAATCCACGTAGAACTTAAAGAATCCTGCTGCTGCTGTTACCATCGAAGCTGCAAAGGATGCTTGCTGTGTATTAGGGTCTGACAATCCCATGAACCAAACTGAAGTATCATAAAGGAGCATTCCAAAAAGCAAGGAAAACAGTCTTGGAAATACTCTCCACTCGTTAAACCGAACGGCTAAAGACTTTTGTTCTTCCATCTGTCCACCAACAAGTTAGGTTATTTTTATCGTCAGGCCGTGTATCCATATGCACCCAACTCATTCCCATTTCAATAAAGCTAATAGCTCTTAATTCCGTTGCTTCCCTGTTGTCGATTAGCCATTGGTTCACTTCTTCAGCAGTCATGCCTTCCACATCAAAATCAACTGCTTTGCCATAAGCGTGCTGAGAAGTGACAGAGTAGTCTGAGGATTCCGCAGTACGGATACCCCTGAATTGAAACTTACCCCCTGACTTCCAATTGTTCACCGTGACCTTACCAAGACACTCTCGCACATAATCGAGGGCAATTAACAGTTCCTTATCTAACAGCTCAATTGCTTTCTCCCCTCGTAAATCAAACAAGCTTTTAGGTACTAATTCAAACGCTGAAAAATACTTGGCTTTGTATGGCATGGTATCACCTCATCTTGGTTAAAAATGTTGAGTATACTGCAAACAGACTAAGATTATCAGATAACCAAAAAGTATAAAATGTAAACACTCACTTTGTGAGTGAGTAAAGAAAAGGCACATTATTTAATGTGCCCTTATTCTTCGAACTTTGATTTAAATCAATAATTACAAATAGCCTTCAACCTTGTAAATACCAAGGAAGTTTTGCAATCTTGCTGCCCGAGCTTCCACTTCATACTTATTATTTCGATACCCTACCTTACATTGCTCAATAGCATACAGCAGCATAAACTTAAACTTGCCATGAGTATTCATCTGGTGAATATGGCAGAGTTCATGTGCAATAAGCTTAGTATCACCAATCTTATCCTTACGGATATAGATAGTGTTCCAAGCACTTGCCCATCCAGCTAGATGTCCCCATGAAATCCCGCTGAACAGTAGTGCAAATAAGTTAATAAAGAATCCAGAGAATCCTTTAATACAGCGCACCTTAATTGTTTTCATAATTTAACCTCATGCTGAGATAATAGTAGCTTTAAACTGTTGACCATTAATAGTAAGAATAAAATCAGCTGGGGGTTCGCCATCCCACCATGTTGAGAAAAATTCAAATACTAAGTTATTATTAAACGCTACGGTATATTCTTGGCCGCTAACCATAGGATCAACAACTTGAACTCCTCCATTAGTAACCCTAACTTCAAAATCAGTGTGCCCAGGAGTTGGAAATGTTGCTTTAATCTTTAATTGAGTACCATTAGCCACATTTGTCCATGCACCCTGACCTGCACCGTAGGCTGGAAATAATGCCCAAGCCTGATAAGTTCCTCCAGAGTTGAATGATAATCTTCCCATGTTTGTCGCTTCTTCTGTAGTCCATGATATTGCATTAGGCACAAAAGGAGAGAATGAAGATTTACCTGCCCAATCGGCAGACGAGTAACTTCCTGTGAGTACCCCTGCTAGGGTACGCACATCGGTATCATTAGAGTTAAACGACCTGATACTCCCGCCCGCCTCTTCAATGACTTGGGCAGAAGTAAAGTTCGTACTTGGTATAGTTGCCATAGTGCCCCCTTAAATCAGCTTCATCAGTGCGGCAATCTGTTCTTTCAATGCAGCAATCTCTTCGTCATGCTGCTTTTTAAGTTCCTTGATTGCCCCAGCCAAGAGAGCTTCAATTTCAAATCCACCCCCTTTAATGGTCTTATAACCATGGTCATTGTTTTGGATAAGGTCAGGAATAACCTTCTCTAAATCCTGAGCAATGAATCCAGTTTCAGGGGTGTAGGTAAACTTGCCATCTTCACCCTCAAGAATACTCCTTTTCATGTAGGTTGCAGTGCGTAGACAGCACACTTTAGCAAGTGGACTATCAATTTCACGAATACCTGACTTCAGATTTTCATCTGAGGTGTAGGCAAAGGATACATGCCCTCCTAAACGCATATCACCTGTAGCAGGGTTAAGCGTAGCTTTACTGGAGTTTGCTGCATAAACCGTATTCCCACTTCTCCATAACATATCGTAGAAATTATTATCTGCACTACCATTCACTACGACTGTAGAAGCTAGCGTAGCTGTAGCAGAGTTACCAGAACATGCAGCAGATGTACCTCCATTTGCAGCAGCAGTAATAGTAATGTTAGCACTTCCGTTGAAGCTAACCCCGTTGATAGTTCTAGCAGTCTGCAATACAGTTGCAGTAGCGGCGTTCCCCGTTGTAGAAGCACTAGAACCTGTAACACTGATAGGCCATGTACCGCTTGTTCCCGCACCTGTCAGAGGTGCATAGCTATGAGTATGGTTCGTTGGAGCAGCACCTACATCTGCGGCGGTAGGCTTGTTACCAGTGTGGTAGATAGTCATCCAGCCAGAGTTTGCTCCATTAGACACTCTTCTAAATGCAAGAATATCTGAGTGGAAGCAAGCTGCGATATCCACGTAATAACCACCTGCGTTAGCATGGTTCAGCGTAATATGGTGGTACCAATCGTTCGTAGGGTTTGGTAGCTGCGTACCGTTAGCACCCGTACCGCCTACTCCGTTGAAGTTAGACACCTGCAGACCTTGTCTTCCGTAAGCGACTGTAGAGTCATTACCTAATAAAGTACCGGACACTGAAGGTGCATAATCATGGGTATGTGCAGCAGGGGCATATACACCAGTATGCAAGTGGTTTCCTGCTGCATAATTGGAAGCCCCTGTACCTATATTGGTATTGCCTGAACTATATTTACTATCTAGTAGCCCTTGCAACCCAGTAACATCTGCTACCCCATGACTATGAGCCAACGGAGTACGAGCATCGCTTAATCTTGAGTCATTGCCTTGGCAAGCTGTACCCGCAGCAGTACCATAAGCAACTGCCCAAGTAGTAGCAGAAGCACCATTATAATTGGCTCCTGTTAAACCTGTACCACGAGTTAATGTAGTAGGGTTTGCAGCAGTGATAGTGATATTTGAAGAACCATCAAATGCTACGCCATTTATAGTAACAGCACTTTGTAATTTAGTAGCTGATACAGCATTTGAACCTGCTGGTAAGGCTCCAATATCAGATGGAGTCGGTTTATTATGCGGGGAATACGGGGGGTATACTACAGAATCCAACGCTAAGTTAGGGGTGGTATCTGTTTCAGTAATATCCCAACCACTATTCCAATCTCCTTGCATATACCCGCCAACAATATCAAGTACTGCTACACCCCTGTAGTAGCCTCCTGCAATCCATACATAAGCAACGCCATCTGTATCTCTTCCCATTCTGACAGCGATAGCACCATTACCAGCAATCATAACTGCTCTTGGTGAATACCACTGATTAGGGGTTTCATATAGATACCCGCTAAATTGAATATCATACGCCCCATATGACTGGTATACCCGTACTGTGAAACATACCATTTTTCTTGAATTGGTAGTAAAAGGCAGTCTAATTTTGGTTCCTAGAACGCCTTGTCCAGCAGTTAAGTATCTGGCACCTACTATTGCCCCCATCGTAGTATCAATAGGCTGTTTTCCATCTAGCTCAGATTGAAGATTAGTAACGTTAGCTATAGAGTGGGTATGGCTAGAGGCAGCAGCTCCAATCTCAGCTACTGTAGGCCATCGAGTAGCATAGATAGGAATACCGCTTAAATCACTCCAAGCATGGGTATGCGTAGTAGCTGCGGCTCCTACTTCAGCAGCAGTTAAACTCCCCCAAGACATACTACCAGCAGTGGCACCTGCTTTAAGTACTTTACCATTGCTTACTGTACCAGTAGCAGGAACATGCAAGCTGCCATCCGAGGTTGGATGAGTATACACAGTATTCGTATCCACCCAAGGTACGTTTACTACAGCGTTACCAGAAGCATCCAACTGTATTGAATAGCTTCTACTTGCAGTAGCTGACACAGCATTAGCAGCTACTGTTTGGGCAGTAGCACTTACTTTAACCCCACCAATAGCACTCGAAGTTGCAGTAGGTAAGGTGTAATTATTAGCCCCTGAAGCAACACTATCTAGTTTAGTTTTATCCGCAGCAGACATAAAACCGTTGACCGCAGTTGTTGCTACACCATAAGCAGCTCCTGTAC